ATGGCGAAAGAGCTCAATGCGCCGTCTCAACAGGCACTCGTCACCAGCTTCACGATCAAACCGGAAGATGTCACCGGAACGCAGATCACGTACCGCTACGACACGATGCCGGGCAATCAGCCCAACGCGTACGGCAACACGGTTTTCATCTGGCAGACGTCGCAGGTATTTATTCCGGTCAGCACCCAGCCGGCCCACTCGCAGATCGTCCAGAACAACCAGCCGAATGGCTCCAGCATATTCCAGGGGCTCTCGGTGAGCAGCGAGTCGTACCTGGTCGCATTCGCGGTGGGGAATTCGGTCAAGAATATCGTCGCCGCAGTGTTCGTCCCCTCTACGGACAGTAACCAGCCTCCGTACGACCCGGTGCAGGCTCCGTCGATCCTCGTCACCAACAAAGGCTCGACGTCGGTGTCGTTCTCCTACGCGATGCCGGCGGGGATGACACCGCAAGCCGACGGCGACTGGGTGGGGTTGTGGCAAGGCCAAACCGAGGCAGTGCTTTACAACATGCCGCCCACCTGGTTCGTACAACTCGGGAGCAATAGCAACGCGGGCAACTTCGGGATCAATCTGTCCAGCGGAAATATTCAGCGCGGCGTCACGTACACGCTGGGTTACTTCAAGGGCGGTTACGCGCAGAGCAACCCGAAGCAGACCACGCTCGCAGCCAGCACGACCTTCGTGGGCTAAACGTGCGACGGCGCGCCGGGGTGAGTCTTAACGCGCCGGACAATACCTGCGCCGGATCAACTGCGTCCGGGAAGCGTTCCCTGCTCGCCCGGACGCAGAATAGAAATAGATCATCCAGTGCGGGGCGATCTCATGAGCTTCTTCACGCAGTTTGAGGGATCGCGGCTCTATATCGGCCCGGTCGCATCCGGCGATGCGGGATGGCTTGCCTACCTGCTCCCGCGGTCGTCGCCGTCTACCGAAGAAATCGACCTCGATCTCGCGTTGAAGCAGTTGCCTGGCTCGTTCCTGTTTTCTTTCACCGCGCCCTTGCTCTCGACAACGCCGTTGCTCGACGCGTTCATCGGCGCCGTGGATCAGGTCATTGCCCGCTCGCCGGCCGACCGCGGTTTTCTGTGGCTGATGGACCCCACCGCGCCGACGATTTCCAGCGTGCCGTTGATGGGTATCGCCGCGGACGGCAGCTACGTGTCGAATGCGCTGCAAGCGCCGATCTTCGAGACACTCTCGCTCAATGTGCGCGCCGGCGTGACGCTGCAGCTCGACGGCGACACCCTTCGGTTGGGAACCGCTAACGGCATTTTCTTCAGCGGTGCTTCGGCACCCGGCGCCCCCCAGGCAAGCCAGATCCCGGCCGGCACGCTTCCATTGTCCGGCGCGGCGCGCGGTTGCATCCGCTTCCCGGTCTTTTTACAGCGCCAGTTTCTTCATGACGGCTGGAACTGGGGCTTCCAGTTCCAGATCCCGCACGACGACCCGGTACGCAGTGCGATCGGCGAGTGGCTGCCGCTCGCATTCGGTCATCTGCCGAACCCGGGCGACATGCTCGGCTTCGATGCGAGCTACGACCCGAGCGATCCGTGGAATGCGCACGCCATCGCGGCGGATCGCAGCGTCCTCGTCTTCACCGGACAAAATCAGGACGGCACCGCGACGGTGCTCTCGTCATGTTACGCGACCACCTACGGCGAATTGCTGACGCTCGCGCCGGTTGCGGGCCCGCTGGACATGCAGCCCGATGCCGCGCGCTTTCTCTTCAATGCGGGCGCCCCCGACGACAAAGGCAATCACGATTTCCAGATCGCGCCCGAAGGCGACTTCGTGATCCATGCGCACGGGCCGAGCGACGGTGGAACGTATGATCTGATCTGCGGCCTGCAGGGCACGGAGTTCGTCGCATTCCAGCCTTTTGTCGATGGCGGCTATGCCGGCGACCGGCTGCGGTTTACCGCGCGCTCGCCCGCCTACGCGCCGCGTTATCCGTTCACCGAGGTGTCGCCGGTAGGCGCGCCGGTGGACGTGAACGCGCCGCTGCTCGACGCGACTTATACGTCCTCATGGGGAACCGTCGCGCGCGCACCCGGCGCGCCGGGTGCGGCCGCTTACGTCGCGCAGCCGAAGGGAGCCGCGCTATACGGTCGCGATGCGTTAATCCATTCGCTCGGCGAGAAAACACTGTTCGGGCCGATGACCCCGTCGGTGACGCTTCCGTCGTCCGCGTTTCCGATGGTCCCGTACGCGGGCGCATCGGCTGGAGACGGCGTGACGGCGCTCACCGCCGAGCGGATGGCGGACTTCGAGCGCCAAGTGGTTTCGCCGACGCGCCGCCGCCGCATTGCCGACGGCGGCGCCGGCGTGGCTTTATCGAAGGCGCATGCGCTGAAGCTTGCCGATATGGCCACGGCCACGCCGTACAACACGACGACTCCGTCGGGCCTGCTCGTCACCGTCGATGCCGCCGGCCAATGGAGCAAGATCCTGCTGGGGCAAAACCTGTCGCCGACGCTTCGGCAAATGAGCTTTTGCAACCCCGGTGCCGAACTGCAACAGGCGTTCGCGACCAGCGATCTGTTTCTTGTCGCGGCCAATGCGGCGCACCTCGGCGCGTTCTCGGCGGACGGCAGCGGCGCATGCGGTCCGTCCGCGACATTCGCGAACCGGATCAACGTCGGCGACTGGTCGTTCGAAGCGGCGGTCGGACAGAACAACCGCTACAACGACTACGCCGATGTGATGATCGTGAAGGGACGCCGCGGCCCGCTGTGGGACCCGCAGAACCCGGCCGCCAGCCTCGTCGCGAGTCCCGACATGTGGACGCAAAAAGACGCGTTCGCCGCGCCGAGCGACCTCGTACCGAACCCTGCGCCGCCGCCCGACGAAACTGTCGCCGCGCCGAACCCGGACGAGCTGACCGCGCTTTCGTACTGGCTGCAGCGCTACTTCCAGGATGCGCTGGATCAGGCGGAGCCCGAATATTTCGCGAAGTTCAACACGATCGCAAAAGATCCCGCGTGGACCGGCATTCTCTTCCTGCGGATGAAGATCAGCTCGATTCCCGACGATCTGGTCGGCATCGTCGCAGGCGTGCAGGCACCCGAGCTGTTCAATGCGCACCACTTCGGCATCGAGATCAGCCAAATCGCAAACGATCCCGCTGCGCCCGATATCGCGCTCACGACGAGCAGTTCGATGTTCGGGCTGATCTACTACGTGGACCCGGCTTATATAGCGCCGCCGCCCGGCATCGATCCGCGGCCGGTGCCGCCGACGGCGGGCACCGACTACCAGTTTCGCGTGCTCACGCTGAAGGCGCTGTTCGAGAACACAGCCGTGCAACGCTTCCAGAGCTATGCGCAGCTCACGCTCAACAGTCTGTTCGATATGCCCGTGGTCAGCATGGGGGAAGGCGGCAACCCGTACGCGACGCTGGTGCTGCGAGGCAGCTACCAGGACAACGGGGGGCGCGCGGTCTACAGCCTCGGCACCACCGCGACGAGCACGTTCTACTTCGACAACAACCTGTTCACGAAAATCGAAGTGGACAGCGCGCAGATGTCTACGCGCGACAGCGGCGCGAACGGTCAGATCGTGTCGTGGTTCGCGCTGTCCGGCTTTCTCGACTTCGCCGTCGTGCAGGCAAACGACAGCAGCGGCGCGTTCGACATTCTCTCCTTCGGCAGTCATGCCGGCGAGGACCAGTTGCGGCGCGGACTCGCGTACTCGAACCTCGGCGTGCGGATGACCTTCCCTGTGGCCGACCCGGCGACGATCGCGTTCGCCTTCTCCGCGTCGGAGATACGCTTCGATATGCAGACCAGCACGCCGCGCCCGGACAGCCTGTTCGTGAATTTCGCGCTCGGCCTGCAAGGACTCGTTCAAGGGAGCGCACAAACGTCGCCGGAGGCCGACGGATTCCTGAACGTCGTCACCGACGCGACGTTGACCGGCGTCAACGGCGACCGCTGGTACGGACTTGCCTATCAGTTGAACATGGGCACGCCCGGAAATCTAGCCGGAACGATCGGGCTGACCTCCGGCCTGCTCACCGCATGGGCCCCCGTGAGCGCTGACGCGGGACGCTACCGCGCATCGCTGGGCATCCAACTGCCGGGTACCGGCGGGGGCGCGAATCTGATCAGCCTGCAGAACGTGCTGCGGCTTTCGATCGGACAGATGTGGCTCACCTATGACCGCGACAAGCGCTCGTTTCTGCTGATGCTCACCGAGATCGCGCTCAAGTTCATGGGGCTGCTCAAGATTCCGCCGAGCGGCTCGACGCTCTTCTATCTGTTCGGCAATCCGCAAAGCGAAGGCAAGGCATCGGGGCTCGGGTGGTACGCGATGTACAACAACACGCCGGCTTCCCGCTCAAAGTCGGCCCGACTTCTGGGGAAAGCTCGTGGCTGGACTGAATGACGTCATCGAACGGTTGTCGCAGGGAACGCAGAACGTCCTCACGGTTCATCTCGGTGCACGCATCACGAAAGTCCGGGACTATCTGAATGCGCTTGACGAGATACGCGTTTTCACCGCGAACAGTCAGAACTTCGGACATCAATCGTCGTCGGTCAATATCCTGCGCAACCTGATTCGCATGGGTGCGCCGGGGCCGTATACATTCGCGCTGTCCGCATCCAACTCCGCCGACTACGCGGACCTGGAAGAAAAGATCCGCTTGCTGATTCCGCAGTTCCGGCAGGTCGGCGTCACGTTTGAACTGGGTGCCGGCGGGCGGACCGCCGATGTCACCGTCGTGCGGCTCGATAAAGCGCTGGCGCCCGCGCAGTTCGCGATCAGCGGCGGTTTTGACGATCTCGAGAACAAGACGCCGCCGTATCACCTGCTGAATGTGACCAACTACGTTCAGCTTCAGCCGTATGCGTGGAATCGCGGGACCAATATGGTCCGGATCATGCCGCCCGGCGGCACGGCGAGCGAATACAACCTCGATGAGCTGAATCCGACCACGCTGCTTGCGCGGCGCGCGTTCTATCTCGCCGATCCCGAGCTGACGCAGTCGGACCGAGAGGCGATTGCACAAACGCCGTACGCGAACAAGGCGCGCGTGATCGAGCGTCTGCTCGAACGACGGGAAGCTGGCGAAATCACGCTTTTTCCCGTCTACGGCGTCACGACGAAAGGGAGCGCCTATACGTCGCTGTACAACGCGGTCACCGGCGCGTTGATCGCGCAGAACACACATCCCACCGTCAAAAAGACGGTGATGGTTCAGATCACGACCCTCACGGCCTCCGAGTGGGAAGCGTTCCTGTTTTTGATGCGGGACCCGGCCGGCCAGATGGTAAACAAGATCAGGACGACGCCTGATTTCCGGGGCTGGAACGAGGAGAATAAGGTCAAAGACCGGGTCCAGGATCTCGGCAGCCCGAATAGCGTACCCACAGTTGAGCAGCTCGACGAAGAGCTGTCGTATCTCAAGGACGATCAACTGCTGGTGGTCTACATCGGCAAAATTCCGGCGCCGCTGTTCGATGCGCTTTATGCGAGCGCGACTTTGCCACCGGTGCTGGAAGGGCAGAATACCGCCGAACTGATGCTCAATCTCGGCAAGCCGTACTTCAAGATCACGAGCAATAACAGTCGCGAAGCGGATGCGCGATTCAGCTACGCGACGCTGCCGCTCAGTTCCACCGGCGCGGGCACCGACGCGACCAATTCGCTCGACGAGTCGTTCAACGGCATTTACTTCACGCGTCCCGACAACTGGTACAGAGATCGCCCGACCTATCCGCCGACGCAACTGCCGGCGATGATCAACGCGTATGTGCAGCCGGCCGGAAACGCCCGTGCGACTTACTTCGCCGCGCAGCGTACGTTTTTTCACGACGAGCTGAACGACAAGCTGCTGCGCGGCCTCGATCTGTTCGTCAATCTGATCGGGCCGGCGGCGCTCGAGGAGCACCGACTCGCGCTCGCGCATGCCGAGCTGGACGACGCGAACGCGCCTGTTCACGAGGCCGGCGCCACCGCACGAGCGCCCGCGCGCATCGCGCACCGCAAGCCGCCGACACGTGTCGCAGGCGGCGACGCGAACGGCGCAAGCGAGCTGCTCGAAGCGTTCTACGAGGATCTGACGAGTCACACGGTCGACGGTGTGCTCGATTTTCTGCTGGCGGTTACCGACGGCATCCTGAACGAGTTCTTCAGGCAAGTCGTGATCGACGTCGTGTTCACGATCACCGACACGGTGACGGAAATCAACGCCGATAAAACCGAAGTCACGTTGACAGGCAAGTCGAAGGCGTTCGGCGCAGGCAACCTGACGCTCGCGTTCTCGTTTACCGACAGCGGCGGGACGATCGCGGGCAAGATGTCCGGCGCGTTTACGGACACGGTCTGGGCGTTCCCGGGCGCGCAGTGGCTCAGCGTCGCCAACCCGTCGCTTGCGCTTGCCATCGACAGCAACGCGGCCGTTCCCGTGACGGGCACGGTCGGTGCGACGTTTACGGCCGGGATCGCCGCGAAGGCGTCGCTGACGCTGCCGTCCGAACCGGGGCGCCTGCTGCTGCAAGCGGAATTTCTCGCGCCGCGACCGAGCATCACGAATATCTTTCAGATGCTCGGGGGCATCAACATCCAGGCGCTGCTGCCATCGCAAATCCAGTTCTTCAGCGACATCGAGGTGCAGAACCTTGCGCTGCGCTACAGCTACGCGAACGGCGTGATGGAGTACATCGGCGTCACGCTCGGCACACCCGAGAATCGAAGCTGGCAACTGGTGCCCGGCGTGACGGTTACCGGGCTCAGCTTCAGCGCGCTGACCGATTATCCCGGCGATCTGCAGCGGCGCAGCACGCGCTACGTGATCGGCGGCCGGTTCGACATCGCCGGCGGCCACGCGCAACTGGAGGCGCGCGTGCCCGCGCTGCGCGTGACCGGCGGCTTGATCGACGGCAGCCCGCCGATCACGCTCGCCGCTATCGTCACCGAGTATCTGGGCGCCGATTTCGCCGCGGCCATTCCGGCGAGCGTATCGAGCACCGCGATCGAGCAATTGAGCTTCATCGTGGATCAGGCGCAGGGCGCGTACAGCTTCTCGATGGACGTCTCCGCGCAGTGGCCGGTGCCGTCTGCCGCCAATGCGCTGTTTACGATCACCGGCCTGAACTTCGCGATCGACGCCGTTTCACGCGATATCAATCCGCCGAAAGCGGATGCCGGCGGCAACAACGGCGCCGGCGGCACGCAGACTGAAATTGAAGGGAGCTTCGGCGGCTCGCTGATCGTCCTGCCGAACTCGGAGAGCCCGATCGGGCTGTCCACCACGGCTACGTACAAGACAGCCGCGAAGGCGTGGACCTTCGACGCGCAGCAAACGTCCGGAGTGGTGAGCCTCGGCGCGTTGCTCGTTTATTACCTCGGCAATACGTGGCAGGCCCCGCAAGGGCAGGAGTACGCGATCGACGGGCTTGGGCTGACGATCACGAGCTCGCCCACCGATTCGACGTGGGCGTTCACGGGCAAAACCGCCGACAACTGGGTTGTGCCGTTCCTGGACGTGAGTCTCGCAGCGAAGCTGCGCATGGGCGACGCGGGAGCGAAGGCAGAGGTGCCGGGGAAATTCGGCAGGCTCGACCTCGAAGTGATCTGGCAGAACATCGACCTCACCGTCTGGTTCGACTACAACCCGAAGATCAAGCAATACGGGATCACGTGGGGCCTGCTCGAAGGTGTGGTCGACGGACCGGACCCGACGACCCAGGACTGGACCGCGACGCTCGGCTTCAAGCAGAACACGACGCTCGGTTCGATGATCGAAACGATGGTGTCGTGGGCGACCGGCTCGAAGTTCGGGCTCGAGTCGCCATGGAGTTTCCTGAACGCGATCCCGCTGTCGAACCTCGCGCTCAAATACACGTTCAACCAGACCACGCCGAGTCGCAACAAGGTCAGCTTCGCCGTGACGATCGGCCCGATCAATCTGGGCTTCGCGCGCATCGACAGCATCGACGTCGGCTATCAATCCACCGGCGAAGATCGCGGCGTGATGGTGACGCTCAATGGGTCTTTCTTCTGGCAGTCGGATCCGAGCACGCCGCTCGAGTGGGATGCGAGCAAGCCGGGCACCGCGCCCGCGCCTCCCGGCAACGGCAACAAGTATCTCGACCTGCGGCTGCTGGCGATGGGCCAGCACATCACGCTGCCCTGCTTCGCGACCGCCGATACGGTGCAAAAGGCCATCGCCTGCATGGCCACGCTGCCCGATCCGAAGCCCGGCCAGATTCCGGCAGTGCGCTTCGATGCGCAAAGCGCGTGGCTGATCGGCACCGACTTCGGCGTGCTGAAGATCGACAGCGGGCAAACCGGCAATAACGCGAACGCGCTGCGCGTGACAAACGACGGCAACTCGCTTGCGGAATCGTCCGGCTATGTATTGACGCTGCAGGCGGTGTTCAACGACCCGCATCTGTACGGGCTGCGAATTGCGCTCGACGGCGCGGCGGCCAAGGTATTCAAGGGCCTCGACTTCCAGATCATGTACCGTCAGGTGAGCGACACCGTCGGCGTGTACCAGGCGGAGATCACGCTGCCCGACCTGATGCGCCATCTGACGGTCGGCGCGTATTCACTCACGCTGCCCGTGTTCGGCATCGCCGTCTATACGAACGGCGACTTCCAGGTGGACATCGGCTTCCCGTGGAACGAGAATTTTTCGCGTTCGTTCACGATCGAGGCGATCATCCCGCCCGGCATTCCGGTGCTGGGCTCGGCCGGTTTCTATTTCGGCAAGCTCTCCAGCGCGAGCACCAATCGCGTGCCCGCGTCGTCGTACGGCACGTTCAATCCGGTGCTCGTATTCGGCTTCGGCATGCAGGTGGGCTTCGGCAAGTCGATCGAATACGGCATCCTGTCGGCCGGCTTCAGCGTGACCGTGGTCGGGATTCTCGAAGGCATCCTCGCGAAGTGGAACCCGTATCAGCTCACCCACTCGGGGCGCGAGCCGTCCACCCAGTTGCAGGGCGACTACTACTTCTGGCTGCGCGGCACGGTCGGCATCGTCGGCCGCGTGTACGGCAGCGTCGACTTCGCGATCGTGAAGGCGAACGTCGACATCACGGTCAAGCTCCTGCTGCAACTCACGTACGAATCGTATGTGTCGATCACGATCACAGTGATCGCCTCGGTCGACGTGTCGGTTAGCGTGAAGATCAACCTCGGGTTGTTCAAGATCAGCATCTCGTTCTCGTTCTCGATGCGACTGAAGGAGACCTTCACGATCGATAACCGGGGCGCCGCGCCCTGGCTCGGCGATGGCCGCAACGTGCGCGGCGTGCTGCGTCTGCCGGTCGAGCATCGGCTCTCCGGCTTCGCGCGCGCGCAAGCGCGCGACAGCCTGCTGGTGAGCGCGCCGAACTGGGGCAACCTGCGGCCGGACGGCGTGACGGACCTGTCGGGCTACCTCGTGCCGGGGCTCACCGCGGCGCGCGACGAATGGACGCCGCAGGGCGAACCGGCGAACCAGTTGTCGTGCTGGGTCGCGCTGCTGCTGATCGAATCCGTGCCGCCGGCTGGGCAGGATGCCGGCGCGAGCAAGCTCAAGGCGGCGGGAAGCGCGCCCGACAGCTCGTTCGAGGCGCTCGCGAAAATGGTGCTGCGCTGGGCCATCGCGGCCGTTCAGGGGCCGATGACGCCGGACGAGGTCGATCGATGCCCGGTTCCCGCGACGCTACTGGACTGGCTCGCGGACGAAGTGCTCGTCAGCACCGGCGACGATCCGACGCCGATCCCGCTTGACGCGGTGCAGGCGTTCCTCGACACGCATTTCCGATTCAATCTGCGCGTGCCGCCGACCGATCAGGATGCGTCGGCCGATACCGCGTATTTCCCGGCGCCGCCGCAACTGCGCGTGATGATTCCGCCGTACGGCAACGACTACCCGGGCGTGCAGTACACCCTCGGCAGCTATAACGCGCTCGGCGAAAACACGCTGGCCGAACTGCGCGCATGGTTCGACCAGCTCGCGGTGCAGGTGGAGCGCGAGCAAGCGGCGAACGGCGCGGCGGCGCGGGCATTCGTGGAAGAAGCGCCGCTGTCGATGGCCGGATGGATGTTCTCCGACTACTTTCTGCTGCTCGCCCGGCAGATGGTCAAGGCCGCGCAAGACGCACTGCGCGACTTCAAGTACGCGCTCGACGCGAACGAGACACCGGACGACGTCGTGAGCTGGGTGAACACGACCGGTCAGTTGAACGGGCTGTACACGCTGAACGACGTGTTCGGTGCCAATGCGCTGCACGCGCTCGTCGCCGAAAAAACACTGACGATCGGCGTCACGAGCTCGATCAGCCTGGCCAAGACCGGCCAGACCTTCACATCGCTGGCCAAGGCCTTCGACGACGCGCTGCCCGCAAGTGCGATCGCGTCGGCCAATGCGGCCGACGCTGCGCTGCTGCAGCCGGGCGCGACGATCACTTACCCGGGCTTCGATCCGTACACGAGCGTTGCTGGCGACACGCTCGTCAGCATCGCTGCGCATTACCAGGCGAAGCTCAACGATCTGCTGGCCGACTCAGATGTGCTCGACGCGGCCGGCATGCTGCGTATCGGCGCGAGCGCGCTCATGCCGTACACGGCGTACACGGCGCTCGCGACCGACACCTTCGCGTCGGTCGCCGCGCTGCCCGTGTACGCCGGCGGTTTCGGCGCGGCCGCACTGGCCACCGCGAATGCGGGCCGCAGCGTGCTGCTCGAAGGCGTGAAGATCGAGTATCCGGACAAGGACGCGTACACCGTGCAGCCGCGCGACACACTTGGCGACGTTGCGAACGCGTTCGGCGTAACCGTGTCCGATCTGCTCGCGACCAGCGCGGTGCTGACGCAACCCGGCCTGCTCGCGCCGGTCGCGTCGCTTACGGTTCCGGCGTTCCGCTACACGACGCAGCAAGGCGACGATCTCGCGCAAATCGCGGCGCGCTTCGGCGTGACCGTCTCGGTGCTGGCAGACCAGCCCGCCAACGGCACGGTAGCCGGGTTGTTCGACACCGGCGACACGCTCGACTTGCCGCACCTGCCGCAATTTCCGTTGGCCGAACTGCTCGCCGAAGCGCAACGCTCAGGCATGCTGCAGCACCTGTCCGGCATCGCGAGCAGCTATACGATGCACGGGCTGCGCTTCCCGACGTCCGGCCCGACCGGCACGGGCGGGCAATGGTCGATCGTGCCCAACGAGATGGGCATGTGGGTGCATGACGTGAACGGCACGTTGAAGCTGCCGCCGCAAGCCGGGCTCTATGCGCTGACCGGTCAGCAATTCCCGCTGCCCGCACTCGGCGCCGATCCGTTCGCGGCGACCTTCGACAGCGTGGCCGGCGCCGGTTCGTCGTGGCTGCGCTTCGTCGACGGCAACGGCGGCCCGACCGACCATCTGACACTGTCGGTCACGCCCGGCACGCCCGACGCGACGCGTATCGCGCAGGTGACCGCCGCCGCGAAGACACGGCTCGTCGTGCCGATGGATATGCTCGGCGCGGGCAAGATGTACGATACCGCCCTCGCGACCTATCCGTTCACGTCCGCGTTGCAGTGGCTGAGCACGCACACCGTCGCGCTGCCTTATGGCCAGCCGCCGGCCGGCGTGCAGTCGCTGCGCGTGTGGCAACTGCCGGGCGCGCTCGCGGCGCTTCCCGATCCGGCCACCCATGCGGTGAATCCGCGCTTTGCACTGCGGGTGGCCCGCTACGACGATGCGACGGGCGCCACCGAAACCACCGGGGTGGACTCGTACGGATGGGCGTCGACCATCGGCTTCACGGTGCGGCGCATTCCGCCGGTAGCGGGCAGTCCCGCGTCCGTCGACACGTACGAGGTGGTCGGCGCGAGCGGCGCTGCAATCGTGGTGCTCGAACAACTGTTGAGCCAGGTGCAGGCGGACGATTCGGCCTACTTCGGCCTGAGCGTCGGTTTTGCACCCGATAGCGCAACGGGCGGCGGCGAAGGCGTGCAGACCGGCGGCGCGGCGAGCGTCGTGTTCGGCATCGCGCAGGTGAACCTGTCGACGGAAACCCGTCCGCCTGCCGGCGCCGCATTCGCGGCACTGCGTGAAACGGCCGGCGAAACGCCGCAGCTCACGCTGCTCAATTCGCCGTCGGAGTTCGTGCGGCTGCTGTGGGAAGCGAGCATCACACGCTCGGGCGGCTTCTTCCTGTACTACTACGATCGCGCCGCTGGAGGCGGGCTGCCCGATCGCATATTCAACGACCGCAACGAGGCATCGCTGACGTTGATCGTGCTGTACGCGAAGCCCGCGGCCGTAGACGATCAGGACCGCGTCACGAATTACATGAATGCGGTGGTGACGACCGACGCGCTGGATACCGGCAACGCGGTGCTGTTCGCGGAAGCGGCGCCGGTTCCCGCCACCGTCACGAGCGGCGCTGGCGAGACGCTCGCGTCGCTCGCCGCGCAATGGTATTCGGACGAGGCGGATATCGCGGAAGCCAACGCGAACGTCGCGCTTCGCGCAGGCGCGCTCGTGCGCGTGAGCGAAGGGGTCTACCAGGCGCCGCCGGGCGGCATCGCGCTCGCGCAGGTCGCGAGCCGCTTCGGCACCACGGTGCAGGCGCTGAACGACGCCAATCCGCTGTGGGGCGGCTTGCCCGACCCACTGCCGTTCCCGGCCGCGATCCGCGTACCGGACCTCACGCTCACTGCCGGCACGAGCGCGCACACGGCGTCGCTCGCGGATATCGCGGGCTGGTACGGCGAGCCGGTCGACGCGCTTGCTTCCCATAACGCGCGGGTGGCCCAGCTGTTCGCGGCCGGCGTGCCGCTCGTGATTCCCGGCGGCCCGCGCGTGCGCTCGGCTGCGGTGCAGCCGGGCGTGCAGGCGCTCGCCGCGCTGCGTCCGGCGCCGCCGCAAGTGGACGGTACATCGCCGGACTACGGAACGGAACTGCTGCTGAACAACTTCAGCCTGTTGAACCAGCAGGTATACGGCAACGTCGACTTCCGGCCGAGCGATCCGCCGGGGCTGCCCGCCGGACCGACAACCAAGGCTCCGGAAGAAAACGGCAACGACAAGGTTCGCACCGTCGTTCCGGCAGATCAGGTCGAAGCGTGGAACTTCAGTCAGGCGCTGCCTTACGCACGCTTTGCGAAGCACGTGCCGCAAGCGCCGCGCGCGGCGGTCGCGCTGCCGCCCGCAAGCGCCAGTCCGTATTTTGGTGTCGGCGGCATACTGCAGATCTCGTTTGCGTGGCAGGACTACTACGGCAACGTGCTGTCGACGCCGCTGTCGGACCCACTGGCCGGCGATGCGGCGCCGTACAACGACGCGCCGCTGCTCACCGGCTACACGGATCCGCTGGTGTCGCTGTCGCAATGGCCGTCGATTGCTTCGAACTGGCAGGTGCTGCCCGGCAGCGGCGGAGCGAACCCGCGGCTGAATATCGAGTTGAGCTTCGATCCGAGCCGTTACCAAGGCTTGCTGCAGGCATCGGCGGCGACGCAGACGACGATCACCGTGGTATTCACGGACGCGCTCGACGCCGCATCGGTCGGCGAACTGTCGCGCTGGCAACTGGTGCCGGGAACCGTCGATTCGGCGTCGCTGGCCGCGGATGGAAAAACCGTCACGCTGACGGTGCCGGCGCTCGACGACGACCTGCGCTACACAGTGATCGCCGCTGATATCAAAGCGCAAGCGAGCGACATGCGCTACAGCGGGCAGGCGTCGTTCGACTGGCCAGACAATCCGGTCACGCGCAGCAGCACCGTGCAACAGAACGCGTCGCAGGACCTGCACGTCTATACACAGCTGTACTACCAGCTCACCGATCCCGCCGGAGTCGATCTGTCGGCGCAGTCTTCGTTGCTCGCGGACGCGCACGGAGCGCCGGGCAGCGTCGCGTATGCGCCGGCCGCCGTCGACAAGCTGATGGACTGGCTGTTCGGCACAGCCGGCGCGGCCTCCAGTGTCTATGCGTTCGTGCTGGACCGCTCGAAGTTCCAGAGCGTTGCCGTGCCGCCCGCCGCCGGGTTGCCGCTCGACGTGGACGTGCCACCGCAGCAGGTGAACACCGCGCAGATCTTCCCGCTGTGGACATCATTTACGATGACGCGCGCGCACGGCCCGGTGCTGCCGGGGCTGGAGACGGTCGCCGGCATTCGCAGCGCGAGCACGCGCGTCGCGCCGCTGCAGGATGCGCTCGGCGCCACCGGCGGCACGCTCGGGCTCGTTACGTTCGCGACCGGTTTCGAACAGGCGCTGTCGACGCCGGGCAGTGTCCGGCTGAAGGTGGCGACCGGCGTCGATCGCACCGCGCCGCCCGCCACTGGAGCGGCCAGCACGGTCTGGGCGGTACGCGTCGGGCTCGCTGCCGGCAAGGCGATCTCGTATGCGATCGCCGACGCGGGCAACCCGGCCGTGTTCGCGCCGCAGCCGGCGAGCAACCGGTTAATCAGCCGAACGCAAGTACCGATCTACGACTACACGACCGGCAAGGGCATCTCGTCGACGCCGTCACGCACCACCGATTTCACGGATGTCGATCTCGACACGTGGTGCGCGCAGGTGTTCGCCGCCGTCGACGACGTGCTGACACCGCAATTCACCGCGCCGATGCAGATCGTCGGCGAGTTGAAGTCCGCTGATTATCTGCAGTCGATCCTCGACGGCAAGAAGGGACTCGCGACGGTCGCGAAGCTGTGGATGATTCCGGTCTTCGCGGGGGAAACCTCCGACCCGTCCGCCGCGCGCGAAGCGTTTTACCAGCAACTGCTGGTGCGATTGTCAGCCGCATACACGACGCGCGCCGCGGTGGAGTTCCACGCGAACGTGACCGCCGACGTGATCGAGCCCGCCGCGGATCAGCCGCCGCGGCTGTTTGGGCCGGTCACGCGGAACGGACCGGTGTTCGAGGCCGCCAATGTCGACGGACAGGCACTGACCACCGTGTTCCTGCTGTTCAGCGACCCGATGGACCCGGTCACCGCCGGCAACATCGAAAACTACGCATTGAGCAGCGGTGCCGGCGTGCTGACGGCGACGGTCGACCGCGGCACGGTGACGCTCACGCTCGCGACGGACGTGCAGCCGGGACAGACGACGGTCACCGTCAGCAATCTGAAGGACGCGACGGGACGCGCGGTGCGGCCGCCGCTCACGCGCACTGTCACGACTGGCTCGGCGAGCCTGCCGGCCAGCACGCTCGCGTTCAGTTCGCCGAAGCTTACGTTGCAGGCCGGCGATACGCGCGCGCTCACGTATCTCGTCAACGCTCCGGATTCGGTACGCGGCGCGGGCGGCGAGATAGTGTCGTATGTCGAGCTGGACATGACGTACCAAGGCAGCCAGATCGAGCATCAGATCGGCGCGCTGCCGGGTATCGAGGATTACCAGGCATCGACCTGGCTCAGCTTCGTCGTGCCGGACACTGACGGGCCGCTCGCGGCGGACCTCGGGAACTTCGCGGTGCCGCTGGTGCTGCGCGCATTCCCGGCAAGCCCCGCGATGACGGAGCAGAGCGGCACCCCGACCCATGACCTCGACACCGCGAGCCTGCCCCTGCTCAAGCAGTGGGACTATGCGTTCACCTATTCGCTGCCGTTCCACTATCCGCAAGACCGCATCTACGGCGAGGTCGAATTCAATCTACGCACCGCGCCGACTTTGTTCGCGAGCTTCCCGGATGCGTTCGCGCAGCTCGCGGAGTTCATTACCGTGTTCCCGAAGGTGAACACGGATCTGCAAACCATCCTCGCCGGCATCGATGCGACGGTCGACCCGATGACGGACCAGCAAAAGATCGACGACGCATCGATCGCTCTGCAATCGTTCATCCAACTGGTCGACGAACTGGTCGACGCGGCAGGCGGAAATACGCAAGGCAATGGCGAGCGCCGCGGCGGCACGGGTCTCACGTTCCAGGCCCCGGCGCGGCTGCTCACCGGCGACCCGTCGCTTACCTTCGCGTTCTATGAGGAAGAAGGCTCGGCCGAGGTTGGCGATACCGAAGGCGCGCTAGTGGTGACGCTGGTCGGCGCCGTCCCGGCAGGAATGGGTCAGCCGGTCGTCGAAATCGATCCGGCGCTGTACGACGCGCAGCCTTGGCAACCGCCTGGCGACACGCAGAAGGCCGGCGATGTCTTCCACTACGTGTACAAGCGCAAGGCCGGCCCCGGGCCGGAGGGTTCATACCTGAGCGCCGCGAACGGGCAGAACATTCCGGGCCGTACGGTGCGGCTGCCCGCGCTCGACATCCTGCAGCGCCAGGACGCGTGGTCTACCGTCTGGGTGGAGCGCAACCGCGAACTCGTTCCGGGCAAACCGTCGGCTGACGCGTTTGTCTACACGACGCCCGAAGTGCGCTTCGCCAGCCCGCTGTATCCGACCAACGACGCCAATGCGATCATCGATGTGGCGGCGATCCCGTCCGGTACGCCGGTGACGCGTTCGCTTCAGGAGCATTTCGACGCGCTCTTTGCCTATCTGCTCGCCGGCGACACGCTGCCGCAGATCGTCGCACAGGTGGAGGTGACATACGGATATGCGCTGAACGCCGCGCTCGATAAGATCGTGTTGCCGGTGTTGATGCAGGCGCCGCTGACGGTCGACGTCGCCGGAACCGGCGCGGGCACCATCGCGAAAATGACCGCTGACTGGACTGCCGCGATCGAAACGTGGTTCTCCACATACGAACCGACGGGCGGCGGAACACTCTGGATGGATCTGACGCTGATGTCGAATCTTACCGGCCAGCCGATGCCGTTGCTGCGGATGCGGCGATTGATGCTGTCCATCGCGCAGGTGGTCCCGCCGCTGCCATGCCGCTAGCGCGCCGCGACCGCGCGTTGTGCGCGTTCGTCGCGGCGCCGCTCCTGTGGGGCCTGCTCGCCGGCGTCGCCGCGGCGCAGGCGCTCGCGCAGCCGGCAGCGTCCACGGTGTCCGTGTGCGCCGCGGTCATTACCGGCTCGTCCGGCACGACCGTCGACGTCAGTTATGCGGGGCTGCCTGGGAATCAGCCGAAGCTCTATGGAGACTTCGTCGCGCTGTGGCAAAGCAGCGTCGTACCGTGGTCGATCGCGCCCGCGGCACGGCTCGGCATTCCGACCGACGCCGAACTCGGAACGGTGGTGATGACCGGAGTGTCGATCAGCGCCACGCCGTACACGGTAGGCTATGCGGTCGGGCCGGAAGTCGACGACGTTTGCGCATCGGCGTTGCTCGCCGCCGACGGCTCGACGGGCGTTGTGGACACCGTTACGCTTCAGCTCGCGTCGGTCGGCGCGACATCGCTTACGTTTCGGTACCACACGTTGTCGGGCTATCTGCCCGCGACCGCAGGCAACTGGGTCGGACTGTGGCGAGGACGCGCGAGTCCTTACAATGCGGCCGCCTCGGTAGCACGCGTGAAGGTCGCGGCAGACGTCACTGACGACAGCGTGGTGATGGAGGGCGTAACGCTGTCGCCGGGCGAGATCTATACGGCGATCTACTTCATGGGCGAACCGCTTACGACCGCTGCGGTACTGCTCAATTTCGTCGCGCCGGCTAGGTAGAGGTGTAATGACCCAACGGAACCTGCTCAGGTTAAGCGGCATAACGCGAATGCCTCAGCCGGCATTTTCATCTTCAGCGCCTGATGAGGCCGTCGATGGTTGTAAAACTGGATCCAGTCGGCAATGGCGCGGCTGGCATGCTGAAGCGTCTCGAAGCGGTGTCGGTGTACGCATTGCTCCTTGAGCGTGCGGATCACGCGCTCGACCATTCCGTTCTGTTGCGGACAGTGCGGCGTGATGAACGCCTGCCGCAGACCGTAACTGCGTACCAGAGCCGTGTAGTCGCGGCTGGTAAAGACTAGCCCGTTGTCGCCTCTCAGCAGGAACGGCTTAGGCACACGCCCGAGTGTGCCGAACCGAGCGATCCGCGCATGCTCCAACGCGCTCGAGGCTGTGCTGGCCCTACCGCTACGTGACAAATGCCAGCCTAGCAACTCCCGCGTATGGCAATCGATCACCCGCGCCAGCGTCACCCACCCATCACGCCCAGCCCAAACGCGGCACATATCGGTCGACCCGCGTTCGTTCGGCGCTGTGGCCACCGACGGCATGGCTTGTACGCGAGGCCGAAAGCCAATCGGCCGCATCCGAACCTGCCAGCCCATCAATCGGAAGATTCGCTGCACCGTGTTCTTGTTGAACCCAAGCAAATGCGCGAGCGTCCGATACCCGAACGACGGCGACTCCTCAATCAGCGCCCGGCGTTCCATCGGCGAATACATCGATCTGTATAACCGCAAACGGCCCCATTCGAGTCTCGCGGATCAGACGCCGGATGTACGCCTCGAACGCTCCGAGCCTGGTTGGTCGCGGTTCACGCGGTTTGTAGCGCGGCACTTCCTCGGCCGACAGGTACCGCGCCCCCCGTGTTGCGAGAAATGCCCAGGCGCCGCGTGATCTCGCGCTCCCTCCGATACGCCTTGGGCTTTGAGCACATGGATTTGCATCCACTGTTCCTTCTGGAGCATCGCCAGCCTTTGCGCGCAAAAGGTTGACTGCACTGAAAGGTGGCTCAGATTTACTTCGCACAAAGTGGCTCATTATTACTTTGCGCCCGACAGCGTAGCTCCTTCGTATAGACCGCTCTTGGAATTCGATTCATGCATGCCTCCGTTTCTCGATTTTACGAAACGTTGGCTTCCATTTTTCCGGCCGGCCTCATTGTTCAGGGCAGACTAACCTGTGTTGGCCAATGTCGCGCTTGCGCTGGGGAATCAACAAGGACGGCGGCGGCTCCCAATGAAGCTGCTGTTGCGTAATCGTCAGCGGAATTAACTCCAATCAGGAGGACGCTCCCCTTTCCCGTGTCGATGAAGCAGGTCTTAGCCTCAAGATTCCAAACCAGTCGAGATGGGGACGGCGGGCTCACTCCGAGAGTGGTCTCCTCGATCAGCGTTACGTCGCGTCGCAGCTCATATCCATACCAACTCCCAAATTTAGGACTGAGTTGACAAGTATGATTCATCGTAACGTTCGCCAAAGCCGTACGCGTTTCGTCCCGTGTCTCGAAGTGCGGCATCGCCTGCACTGCGGCCGTATATTTTGCTTCTGTGGAATAAATACGTACGCGTGAAAGAGCCCCAGTCCGTTCGAGAACCTGGCTTAACGCAGTGGCCATCCGATTCGGATCAGCATCCGGTGATTTAATATCCAGGTAGAAGAAGGTATCTTTAAAGGTTTTGAGAACCTCTTCCAAAGAAGGAATTCCATATCCCTTCCCTCGGAGCGGATACCCGTCATTAGGATTATAATAGTATGCTGCATCAAGCCGTGCCAATTGGGCAGCACTTAAGGCGGAAATCGGCCCGGATCCACTAGTTAGCACTTTCAGATCGGTCGGTCGATACAACACCGGGACACCATCCGACGAGAGTTGCAACGTAATCCATACGGCATCCACACTATTTTGCAGTGCCTTACTGATCGCGTATACCGTATTTTCCGGCGCGTCCCCCGTCCCGCCGCGGTGAGCTACGATGGCGGGAAATCCAGGTGCGGCCACACAAACATTTGACGTCATGGTTACCATCGACAGCGATACGATTCCCAGCAATACAATTCGCCAGAAAATATTACGAGTTTTCAATTCTTGGCCCATGTCGTAACCTATAAAAATTGTTGCAAATGATGTTTATTGAGAAATTCATAAAACACCATAGGATTTAAATTTTAAATCAAAATTGTTTGATGATTTCCATGGATGTAGGGATCGAAGATTGTGCTGATTACGGCTTCTTGAGATCGTACTTGAGTGTTATGGGGCAATCGTAAAGGCTTGCGAATCATGAATCTTTAAATGAGGGGGGGCGCCGGCGGCATAGCGTGCGTCGGTCAGCGTGCCGAGGAACGCGACGAGGTCGTCGATTTCCGCTTCGGTCAGCGCGGGCGGCGTGCCGGGGCGGCGATTCATCGGCGTCGAGTTGACGTTGATGTTGCCGCGGTACGCGGGCGGCACGTCGTCGAACGTCGCGGCGCCGTGATACCAGTGGCGTGGATCGGTCGAGCGCGTGTTGTAGAACGCCACCGCGTCGCGCAGCGACGTGAACACGCCGTTGTGCATGAAGGTCTGCTTGAGCGCGACGTTGCGCAGGCTCGGCGTGCGCAGGTAGCCGCACCACTGGCCGGGTTCGGGCCAGCGCAGCCGGCGCGCGGTGTCGCACAGCCCGTTGTCGAAATGGCGCGGGTCGCGATTGGCCGGCAGCGCGCGGTTGCGCGGCACGGCGATCGCGTCGTAACCGAAATCGGTGAACAGCGACCGTTCCGGGCGGCTCGACGTATCCGACAACGTGTGGCAGCTCATGCAGTTGCCTTTGTCGGGATTCTTGAACAGCGCGAGGCCGCGCATCTGCTGTGCGTCAAGCGGCGTGTGCTGGCGCAGGTATGCGTCGAAGCGCGATGTGAACGGCGCCATCTCGTCGCTCTGCAGGTACGCCTCGACCGAAGCGCCGAGCGCGCGCACGAGCTGTGCGGGGTCGAGCCGCACGCCGTCGCCGAAGCGCGCGGCGAGCGCCGGTGCGAGTTCGGTCGCGTCGACCTTGCGCAGCAGCGCGGCGGGCGACCGGTTGTTCATCTCGTTCGGGTCGAACAGCGGCCCGCGGATCTGCTCGGCGAGTGTGTCCGCGCGGCCATCGCTGAACAGGCCGCCGAACGGCGACGGTGCGGGCGCGTCGTCGTCCTGGTAGAAGTGGCGGCGCGGCACGTAGCGCACGTAGAGCAGCGACGGCGCGTTGCGCCGGCTGAAGCGTCCCGGCCGGCTGCCTTCCGGCACGCCGGGGCCCGCGAGCGCGGCTGCGGACAGCGTCGGCGCAAACGCGCGGCCGGGATCGTGGCAGCCGGCGCACGACATCCCCCGCGGCTCGGACAGGCGCGTGTCGAAGAAGATGCGGCGTCCGAGCGCGACGAGCGTGGGGTCCGGCACGAAGCGCGCGGCGGACGCATCGATCTTGGACGAGACCTGCGGCGTGCCGTTGCCGATCGTATCGACCACGCGCGCGGGCGGCGCGCCGGGCAGCAGCATGGTGGTGCTGGCGGGCGCGGCACGTACCGCGAGCGAGGCGGCACCGGCAAGCGCCGCGAGTGCGAGAGCAAGGGCGGTGACACGGCGCGCGCGGCCGGCGCGCGACACCCCGCGTACGCGATGCGCGCGCAGCGCACGGCGGTCAATTGAACCCGTGCTCACGGCGCGATGAACCCCGTCTTGTCGCATGCGAGCGTCGTGCCGGCCTGCATGCACGATGCAAGCAGCTTGCCGGCGGCCGAGTACGCGCGAAAAACCCAGCCCATCGCCGGCGCGGGGCGGCGTTCCATCATCAGGAAACCGAAGCTGTTGTTGTGCGACAGCTTGTCGATGACCGCGCCGGATGCGGGCGTCAGCGCGGCCGGGAACGGGTCGGGCAACGCGACGTCGACGTTGTCGCCGCCGTTGCCCGACACGATCGTCGCCGGATGGCCGGACGCGAAATTGATCGCCTGGAAGTCGTGCACGTGGCCGTGCAGCGCGACGTGCACGCCGGGCGGGTAGTACGCCTGCGCGTTGAGGCTCGACATCACCGATTGCAGCGCGAGGTTGCCCGGCGCGGGCGTGCTGCCCGCGATCGGCGTGAACGCGAGGATCGGGTGATGGTTCGTGAAGATCGTCGTCGACATACCCGGCTTGCTCGCGAGCGCGGCCACCGTCTCGAACTGCTTCTGGTAGATCTGGAACTGCGTGTCGGTCGTCTTGAGCGCCGCGCGGCCGACCTTCGCGGTATCGAATACGATCACCTGCGAGCCGGTGCCGAGCGGCACCGCATAGGGCTCCGAATAGTTCGCGTTGCCGTCGTTCGCGGCATCGTTGCACGAGCGCGCATCCGAATACGGGCGCGGATCGAGAAAGCGGAACCAGCCCTGGCCCGCGCGCGCGCATTCCTCATGGTTGCCGCGCACGACGACCCACGGCGCTTTCGCGAGCAGCGGCGCGGCGGGCTCGAACAGATCCGCGCGCCACGCGTCCCAGCCGTAGCCCCACGGGCTGTTCCTGCAGCCGGCGATGTCGGGCGGGCACGCGTTCTCGCGGTAGTGATAGTCGCCGACGTGCAGCACGAGATCCGGATTCAGCTTCGCGATGCTCGCGGCGATCGTCGCGAACGGCCAGACGGTCGCGTCGCTGCACGCCTGGAACGCGTTGTCCGCCTTCTTCATCCGGCAGCCGGTGTCGGCGACGATCGCGACGCGCTGCGGCTCGGCCTTCGGCAGCGGCAACGCGCGCGAGGCGACACTCACGTCCTTGGCGTTCGCGGGCAGCGTGGTTTCGCAGACGGACACGGGGAAGCTCGACGGCTTCGAATCGGCGGGGTCGCTCGCGGTCGGGCGTTGCGCGGCGGTGCCGGCGGCGACGCGCAGCGTCATCCGCGATAGCTTGCCGTCGATGACGAGCTGTGGGCACAGCGGATCGCCGGCCGACGCCGGGATGAAATTCGTGATCACGCGGGCGATCGCCTGGTTCGCGTCGCCGATCTCGACCCACGCGGCCTGCACGTTGATCGTGGCGCTCGCCGGGTCGGCGGGCATATCGATGTGTTTCACGGTTGCGAGCGCTGCGATCGCCGCAAGCGAAGCGAAGCACGCGGACACGGCGCGCAGGGAGAGTCGTCGCATGGATGTCACTGTCGAAAAGCCATCAATACACTAGCGGCGACCAGTCGGCCGTGCTCGCATTGTCACGGGCGTCGCTCGAACCGCGCGCCTCGTCACGCTGGCATACCTTCAGCAAGATATCGCGCACATATCACCGAAAGATTTCTGTTGCGTTTCGATTGCATTTGACCCTAGCCCACAAAACTGTCCCACTTGGAAGTGGAAAATTTCGGCATGACGTTGTCATCGAGACCAGGAGGTCATGCCGTGAAGAAGAGCAAGTTCACCGAAGAACAGATCGCCTATGCGTTGAAGCAGGCCGAGCTGGGCACGCCGGTCGCGGAGGTCTGCCGCAAGATGGGAATCAGCGACGCGACGTTTTACATATATGGACTGCTCCCAATAGCAAACGGAGGTTGACGGACACGGAAGTCGATTGCGTACATATATCCGGCGTCAGGGCATCGCCCAGCGCCCAACTGGAATTCCGCACGTGCAGGCCTCAACAACTGGAAGACCTCAAGGGCCGTTATAAAAATCAGGTTCCCTGCTCGCCCGGATCGACCGGTGTGCCACTCGTCAATTCGTCAACGCATCGTTGGTGAAGTTGCTACCCTGCTTTCTGATACGACTGGCCGGTTGCGAGCATCGACCAGATTACGCGAGCCATCTTGTTCGCGATCGCAACAATGGCTCGATTAGCACCTCGTCTGGCTTTCAACGCGAGCGCCCAGGCGTGTTTCTTGTCATGTTTTGTTGGTGCGGTTCGGAGTACCGCGCGAGCACCGTGTATGAGCAAGGTGCGTAGATGCCGGTCGCCTCGCTTGCTGATGCCGAGTAGGTGCGTTCGGTCTCCGCTGGAACTCTGACGGGGAACAAGACCGAGCCAGGCAGCAAAGTGTCGGCCGTTCCGGAAGTCTTTTGGGTCAGAAACTGCAGCAACGATGGCGGTAGCCGTCTTGGGGCCACCCCCTTCAATCTGCGCGATGCGCTGACAGGTTTCACTGGCCTTGAACACCAAATCGATACGTCTGTCGAAGTCCCTTCGCAGCCGAGTGAAGGCGACGATGGTTGTAAAAATCGACTAGATAATCAGTGATGTCTTGCTCTGCATGGCGGTGATCGACGTACAACTGGTCGCCGATCCATTCATTTTTGAGGCTTCGGAAGAAGCGCTCGACCACCGCGTTGTCCCAACAGTTGCCGCGCCGACTCATGCTCTGGATCGTGCCACGGGCGCGCAGCTCGGCGAGAAAGCGCGTGCTCGTGTATTGGCAGCCCTGATCCGAATGGAACATCAGGCCTGGTGGCGGACGACGATGATCGTAAGCCCGTCTTAATGCCTTTAGTGCCAAGTCGGTGTCCGCGTGCTGACTAAACGCCCACGCGCCCTGCTTGCAAACAGGGCTGACAGAGGCCGCTGTCGCGACGCAAGATGCGCTGCCTGATCTTGTCCCACGCGGTTCCGTATCCCCGCGCATGACGATTGCCGCGCACCGCGTCGGACTTCCACTTCACCGCCTCATGGGTGTGCTGCGCGCAGTACGACTTGCCAGCCGCAACGAGTGCACCGCATCCTCGATGCTTACAGGGCTTCATCGTACGTATCGGCATAGGGAAACCTCATTGCGGATTGGGCGCGTAAACGAAAAAGCCCGCGAGGCTTTCACCTTGCGGGCTTTGGTCGAGCGGCCGGCGCTGATCTACGGCATGGCGTCTTAACGATCTAGGTCTGCGATGGCATCAGCACGACCGGGCTTCGCGCATCAGCCTGCGCATTCGCTCGACGAAACATTGTACGGCGTGGCGTCACGGTGAGATTCGAACTCACGGGCAACCCGGTGTTGGTTTGCAGAACCACCTGGCTGCTCTATCGGTGTCAACCTTGAACCTCTCAGCCACGCGACAAAGAAAAAGCCCGCACAGCAAACTGAGCGGGCTTACTTTGGGCGCACCTCGCGCCCGACGTCGTCAATATAGCGAAACGCGGCGCGGTTTACAACCTCTTTTTATCGCGTCGTCGAACGAGCGCTACGCAGGCTGATGTTCCCTCAGCCACTCGCGCAACGCATCATTCATACGCGTCTGCCAACCTTCGCCCGTCGCTTTGAAGGCGTCGACAATGTCGACGTCATAGCGCACCGTCAATTGCACCTTGGGCGCTTCGAGCGGCGGACGACCACGCTTGCCTCGCCGCGTCATCTTCGCGAAGTCTTCCGCCGGCACTTCGAACGTGTCGGGATCGGCCGCGATGCCGCGGTTGATTGCCGCGTCTTCCTCGTCCGTCGGCATGACGATCTTACGCTTGCTCGACATAGCTCTTGACCTCCCGCTTGTTCGCCTTACGCATGCTGATGATGTGCATCGAGTCGCCGCGCTGCGTGAACACCACGCAATAGAGGCGATCGCCGATCACACCGAACCCGACTTCGCGCACTTCACTGTAGTCGCGTCGGTCGTCCACGTAGGACAACACGTCCGACCAGTCGAGTTGCGCTGCAAGCGCCAACGACACTCCATGCTTGGCAATGTTCGTTTCGTTCTTGGTCGGGTCAAAGGTGATGTCCATGCAAATTATTGTAGCTACGATAAATGTTGAATGCAAGGGATATTTGTAGCTACAGTAATTCGGGACACTTCAGCAGGCCGCGACGTTTCAGCGGCCCAAGAATCGACCGCTTCGCCTACTGATACGTCGCGTGTGCGTCCGGAAAGGCGAACCCGCGAGGATTGGACCAGACGCGAGCACCGCATGCCCGATTCATCTCGCTAACGCGCTTCGGCGCGCCCCTCGATTGAGGGTGTTCTTTAAGAGTGCAAGCGCACCGGGACCCGCCCAGCGGGAGCAACCGTTCGGCTCAACGGTGTAGCCGAGAAACGGGGTAGCGCCCGACACCACTCAGCTTTCATGAGATGGGGTCCTGCCGATGCGGACGTGGTCTGGCCGCGGCGAGGGAGCCAGAGGATGCCGGAGTTGGTCGCGACGCACGTGGCGGTTCGCGAGATAGCCGGATTGTCGTTCGGAGGGGAAAGCGAAACCGGAAGTCGCGGCAGTGGCCCCATCCCATGAAAACTGACAAGGAAGCAGATCGATTGGTGTTACGCCCTGATCGTTGTTTTGAATTCGGACGACTAAATCATGAGGGGAAGCGAGGATCGTGATCGTGACTCTTCGAAAGGAGATCCAGTGGAAGCGAAACGGAAGCTGCCGACCGTGTCGGTCGAGTGGCTCGAAAACGCAGCAGCTGACCTCGAAGTCAGCGCAAACGCGAGCCGTGAGACGTGGGCGGTACTCGGCCTATCTCATCGGTACAGCGAGAACATCGGCCGCGCCCATGCAATGCGGCACGCGGCCCGGTTGAAGCTCGAATACGACCGACGCCTCTTTCTACGGTCGATCGGGCTCAAGGTCTAGGAGACGATCGTGAGCCAAGCCGCAAAGAACCTCCTCGAACTGCGCCGTCTGCCTCGCGGCGCGCTTGTCGAGCACCTGTTGCGCGAAGTTGCAAGCGATCTGATCGCTCAGGGCATCGAAGATCTTCGCGGAGGCTGCTGAGGTGAAGCACTTCGTGACTGGGGCTTTGGCCCTTCTGATTCTCTGGCTCGTCGTCGAGGTTACGCGTGCGATGAAGCGCATCGGCGAAGACGACCACCACATGCACTGACCAACCCCTCCCGCTACAGGAAAACGACATGCAAGTCATCGAAAACACGACGTACAGCGACGGCAGCGGTTGGCTCGCATCGGTTCGCGTTCAAGGCGTCCTGTACGTGTGCAACTACGTCGCAAACAAGCTCACCGTGCAGCTCGGCCCGTACAAGCATCCTCCGCACCGTCCGCGCTGGCACATCCAGCACGTCACGAAGTGGGCCGAGCAGCAAGTCGCCGCCCTGACGCCGGAATGGCTCGAACTGCATCGGGCGATGTACGCATGAAGGTCATCGACATGAAGGCCGCTCGCAAGGCGGCCGAACAGCGCAAGCACCGCGACACCGTGCTCGACATCTACGACCAGATGGATCGCGCCACGAAGCGCACGCAGCGCGAGCAGGCCGCAGATGTCCGGCGCAAAGCGCGCAACAAGCTCTGACCAACCGCGCCCGCCCTGCGGGCAATCACAACCCACCGGGGACCGCGATGCTTCACATCCATGCAAATCATGAATACAACGTCCGTGAAACCCTGACATGGGCCAAGCTCCAAGACGCCATCGAACGCCATGATCGCAACTACTTCGCCGGACATTGCCTCGACGCAATCGAGCTCATGCCGTCCGGCGCCATGCAGCGCATTGAGCCGGCAGCCGATACGTCCATCGAGCCTTTCGCCGCGTCGACCCATGCATACCGTCGGTAATTGCGACGACACGAGACCATCATGAACAGAGTCGCTTTCGACAATGATCTACTCGCCGCGTGCGCTCGGCCGAACGGGCGTCTCGCTCGAGCTTTCGGGATAATCCTCGCCTATGGCACCACAATCGGAGGCGTATGGTTTCTCTGTGCGTCGTACCGGGCTGGCGCCCTGTAATTGCGCTCGCAGAGGCTGGACTCGCAGATCCTCTCCATCTCTTTCGATTTGACAAGTTACCTCGGCTCCGCGCTCGCCAATCGAGCAATCCAAGCAGCCTCAAGTGCGCGAACAATCGAAACAAATCGCTCGGCCTCATCTGGCGTTGGTCGGCCCTTAACAGAATGTGCAGCGCGATTGCGAATCTCGCGAAGTTCTCTCAAGAGCTTTATCTCGTCGTCCGGCACGAGGCACCGAGATTCGAGCTCTCGTAGTACGTCTTTGCTAATGCTCCCACTGACGATCCGTGCGTCTCTCCCGAGAATTTGAGCCATCTTAAAAAGGTCACCCCCCACCGACGTGAGTTCCTTCCATGCCTCCATGATCACGCCAGTCGGGTTCGCATTGAGCGCAATCGGGTCAGGCGTGAATTCGACGCCCCCTTCGCCGATAAAAGTAAGCTCCAATTGCCTTGCTAGATGTTCTGCGTTTTGCAACGGCGCTTCGAATTTTCCCGATATTCCCCCGGGGAGATTGAACTCCGTCAAATTGCCGAGCAACTCGCGGAATCGGTCGCTGAACTTGAACACGAGGATAAGGACGGCCAGCGGCCACGCTGTGGCCTCGATCACCTTGGATACAAATGTCAGCCAGTCCATGTCGCACCCCGTCATCTGATTCTGTTTGCTGGAAATCCTAGCACGACGCCCCTCCCCATAGCCACGCACATTCCGGCGCTTCGGACGCGTGGCTTTTTGTGACCAACGCAAGCCACACCGCAGTTCCCCGCCCGCCGCGCGCGGGATTTCCTCTCGGATAAGCGCGGCCTTTCGGCGGGGCGGCCCGTATGCGCGCCCCGCCATTTTTTACCGGAGATACCAATCAAAACCGCTTCGAAGCTCATCGTCGCGGCCGTGCTGTTTCTCGTGCTGCTGTCGATCGTCACCCCGTGGCTGATGAATCAGGACAGCAGCATCACCCTGCTCGCCGTGCCGTTCGTGTGGTTGGCGTATGCCGCCGCCTTTGTGAAATTCATCCCCCCTCATTTCAAGGAGACCAAGTGAAACGCCTGTTTCTGATTCTGATCCTCGCGCCGACGATGTTCCTCGCGGCCGGCTGCGATAACGTCCCGGCCGGCTACGTCGGTGTGAAGGTGCAACGCTACGGCGACGACCGCGGCGTCAACGTCGAAGTGAAGGGGCCCGGGCGCTACTTCAACGGGCCCAACGTCGACATGTTCATCTTCCCGACGTTCACGCAGTCCTACGTGTGGGACAAAGCTGGCAAGTCCGACGAGTCGTTCACGTTCCAGACGGTGGAGGGCCTGTCGGTCAACACCGACATCGGCGTCAGCTACGCGATCCCGCGTGAGAACGCGCCCAAGGTGTTCCAGAAGTATCGGCGCGGAGTAGATGAGATCACGGGGGTCTACCTGCGCGCGATCGTGCGCGACGCCCTGAATCTCGCCGGCGCGTCGATGGCGGTCGAGGACGTCTACGGCAGGGGCAAGGCGGCACTACAGCAGCGCGTCGAGGACGAGGTAAAGGCGAACGCCGCGAAGGTCGGAATCAGTGTCGAGAAGGTCTATTTCGTGAATCAGATGCGCCTCCCCGAGCAGGTCATGAACTCGATCAACGGGAAGATCGCAGCGACGCAGATCGCGCAGCAGAAGGAGAACGAACTGCGTGCAGCCGAGGCAGACGCGGCAAAGCAAGTCGCGATCGCCAAGGGCGAGGCCGAAGCGCTCGAGGTGAAAGCGAAAGCACTACGCGAGAACAGCCAGATCCTGCAACAGATGGCGATCGAGAAATGGGACGGCAAGCTCCCCCAGTACGCGCGCCGCGTGGTGGGCTGGGCGTTTAGTCAGCACGCGGACACCGACTTGGCACTAAAGGCATTAAGACGGGCTTACGATCATCGTCGTCCGCCACCAGGCCTGATGTTCCATTCGGATCAGAGCTGCCAATACACGAGCACGCGCTTTCTCGCCGAGCTGCGCGCCCGTGGCACGATCCAGAGCATGAGTCGGCGCGGCAACTGTTGGGACAACGCGGTGGTCGAGCGCTTCTTCCGAAGCCTCAAAAATGAATGGATCGGCGACCAGTTGTACGTCGATCACCGCCATGCAGAGCAAGACATCACTGATTATCTAGTCGATTTTTACAACCATCGTCGCCTTCACTCGGCTGCGAAGGGACTGCCGCCAGCGCGTTTCGAAGCGCTCGCAGCCTATCCCGGAGCAGTGTCCAAAGTTGCTTGACCACTTCACTTACCCCCATTCGATGGGTAGATTGTGTCGGGACGGGGCGGAACGGACAAGAGGATTGACACCCCCAAAACGCCGCCAGATAAGGCGCCTCGGGGGATCTACGAGAATCGAGCGGAACCGCTCGGAAGGTGTTCTGGCGGAGAGAGGGGGATTCGAACCCCCTCATGCGCTAGACGTGGCGCGGGTTTCCGGCCGATGGCATACCAAAAACGGACTAGCCCGCGCCGCCCTTCAATCCCGGCCGTAGCGCCGCCCGCGCCCTTCCCCCTTGCCAACATCCGCGCCACTGCCGCCGGCCGCCCCTGGGCCGATTCTCGCCCATCCCTGGGCCTTCTCCCTGGTAGACGTTCCCGCTCGAAACCGGCCGCGCCGCGCGTCGACGAATACGACCATTGGTCGTATCCTAGCGCACATATCGATGCGACCATTGGTCGTAATGTGAGGGCTCCGGCGTTCGGCATCCTGCCAGAACGCGGAAACCGGAGCAAAGATCATGAGCGGCATGAACGGATGGAAGAACATGGAAACTTTCGCGGTCGTCAACTTCATAGGCACTGACCCGGAAGACGTGAGCTATTGGACGGCGAGAACGCAAAAGGCGATTGCGCGCGCCAAAGGCAACCGCGAACAGGCGACGGCGTTACTTGCGCGCGATATGGCCGAGATTCACGAAGAAACCGCGCCGCACTTGGACGCGATGCACGCCGAGTTACTGCGCGTCGCGTTGCGTGCGGTGGATTGGCACGCCATCGCGGCGTGCCTGATTCAAGCGAGCACGCCCGCGCCGGTAAAGGTCAACGCCGCGAAGGCGAACGGCGTGAGAAAGCATTGACATCATGACAAAGCCCATTGCCCCGCCGACCCCTGCTCAGGTGCGCGCCGCTCGCGAAGCGGCCGGACTGACGCAAGGCGCGGCCGGGGCCGTGGTGCATGTCGACTTGCGGTCGTGGCAACGATGGGAATCGGGCGAGCGCTCTATGCACTTGGCCTATTGGGAGTTGTTTCTGATTAAGACGGGGAGCGGGAAATGAAAGCAATCACGGGGATTCGGGTTTTTTACTGCGCGGTTTGGCTCTGCGGCATCGGCTACATGGGCACGGTTGCCTATGACGTCATCATGCCCGTAGCGCACACTCTATCCGCCACGCTACACAATGCGTTGCTCGATAACCGGGGCGTGCATGACTGAGCCCGGTTATCGAGCGTCGACAGGGGCCGCATTGCGCGGCCCTTTTTCATTGCTCAACCCGTGATGCGCTTCAGAATTCCCGAGGCGCCCGCGCTATACACCACGATGACAAAGAACAGGCGTAGCGCCCAGGTAAGCGCGAGGTTAAAGACCGTGCGCCCGAGTGTTTGTTGAATTCGATTCATTGCGCGCGTCTCCATCGCATCCACTAAAGCGGCAATATCGTCGGCCGTGAGCACGCGCCGACGCCGCTCATATTGCGTCTCCATTTCATTACCCCTTCCCCCGTAGCGTCAGCCTCGGAAACGAAGCCGGCAACAATAATTCTAAGGGCGGGGCATGCAAACGTCTGTAAGTTTTGCCTCGGTTTGATGTAGGAGAATCCCTGGCGGAAATGTTTGCCGACCACTGGTCGTATAGACGGGTTGACCCCTCTCGCGCGCGCACTTCATAATCGGCGCCGGCCCGTACCTATGGGCTGATTTGCCTCGATATTTCCGCGCCTCGCGCGGTTTGGCCCGGCCGACACGGCGGGCTATTTTTTTGCCGTGGGCGCCGCTTGTCCGGAAAAAACTTGCGTAAAAGCTGTGGCCATCGCATCGCTCTTTTGCTCGCTTCCCTTGCTTGAGCCGAAATAAAAACTCACGACCTGGGTTGCGTTCGCCGAGCAATAGCCGAGCACCGTGCCGACGAAGCCCGAGACCATGCCGACGATAGCGGCGTTCGCTACGGGCAATTTGCCCGTGAGCAATGCGTAGGCGCCCCATAGCGAGCCGAAGCATACGCCCGCGAACGTCGCGAGCACCGCGCACCCGAGCCAGAAAACCCGCATGTTCGCCGCGTTGGCCGCGCGCGCGTTTTGCATGTCGCCCACGAAAACCTGCTCCTCGGTGACGGCAAGCTGCGCGAGCATCTCTTTGTCTTTGAATCCGGCCTCGGCCATGCGCGCGGCGTAGTCCTGATCGGCCTTGCGCATCTCTAGCAACTGCTCTGGCGTGGCGCCCATGACAGACTGTGCCACGGCGTCCTGACGCTGTTCGAGTGAGGCGTCTTTGCCGGGCGTGAGCCCGAATACGGCTTCGAGCGCGGCCACGGCGCCGCCGAGTAGCGGCGTGCCGGCGACCGTGGCGATGGTCGGCGCGACGCGTTCAAGCACCGTCAGTGCATCGGACCATGCCATATCAGCCTCCGTTGTAATTGAACGCCATTAGGAAAAGGCGTTTGAACCATCCGCGCCCGTCGACCTGGAAGTTGTCCGAAAGCATGTAGCGAAACGCGCGCGCCGTGAGCAGTAATGCAAGTTGCTCGTCGTTCATCTTGTTCGCGGCCGCGAGCGTCACGGGGCCAATCACGCCATCGGCGGCGACCCCGAGCGTGCGTTGAAGCATGACGCGCGCGAGCGGTTGCCCTTGGTTGACGGCCATATCAAACACGAATAGGCAGAGCGGCCACGGCATCTTGTCGCAGCCGCACGCCTGCCAATAGTCGGGCGTATAGATCGCATGCGCGCCGTCGAGCGTGAGGTTCGCGATGTCGACGCTCGGATAGGCCGCCGCACTGATCCCGTATTTCGTGCCCTTGAGCACGCCGACGTTCGGCTTGCCGCCCGTCCAATTGCCAGGGTCGCCGGGGTCATTTGTGAAGCCCGCTTCAATGCCCACGACGAGCTCGAAAGCGCGTTCGAAGTTGTCCATATGCGCACCTATGAATTGATGACGACCGCGCGTCGCAACCTGCCCGCGCTCGCGTGAATCGTTGCGGTCATGTCGTCTAGCGTGGCGGCGAGCGTCATGGGGTAAGACTCTTGCGCGGCGATATTGGCCGTGAAGTCGCCGAGCGTCGCCGTGAGCGTCATCGGGTAATACTCGCCCTCGATGAATAGCGCCGTGAAGTTGTCGAGCGTCGCGGCAAGGGTCGCGCCGATCTTTTCCTGCGCTGCAATGCTCGCCGTGAAGTTATCGAGCGTCGCCTGTAGATAGCCCGTCGGCGTCGGTGGAACGAGGTTGAGGTTGACCGCGTTGTGTGCGGGCGCGGTATAGCCGCCACTGAACCGGAAATTGACGGCGTTGTATGAGGGCGGCGTGTAGCTCGGCATGGCTTACCCCGGCACGACCTGATCGTAGACAACCGCCTGATAGGTCGTCGGATCGAACGCAATCACATACACATCGGCCCAATCCGCGCCGCACTTGATCGAGTAGGTGCCATCGCTCGCGCTCGTGGCCTGCCCGATGAATTCGCCCGTGGCCTTCGCGTATGCGCGCACGAGAAGCCCGCCCGTTGCCGTGCCGTTGACCGTGACGGTGCCCGAGACGGTTTTCGGCCCAGGCGTCGGCGCCTTGCCGAGGAGGATCATGTTTACGGCCGGAACAGTGCCCGCATTTGCAGGGCTCATGGGTTTGAACGAGCGCGCGGTTTCCGCGCCCGCGTTGACGGGGAAGGTGCGCGTTTCGCTTGCGCCCCATACAGTCTGAGCACGCACATAGGCGGCGATCGTCCACGTTGAGCCATCGTCGCTGTACTCAAACGTCCAGTTCATCGGGCCGTAACCGGCCGCGAGGGTTGCCGAAGACGTGATCGCGTACTCGACAATCGCTTGTGCGCTCGCGAACTGATAGCTGATCGTCGAGGTTTGCGAAGTCGTTTGACAGTCGGTCGCCGTGTTGCCGTCGAACGCGTTCGCGGCCGGAAAGCTCGCATTGATGTTTGTGCCGCCCGCCGTGCCACCACCGATTACATTGGCGCCGCCAACAGAAGTGTGCATCGCGAGTTCCGCAATCGCCGGACTGTTGGCAGCGCTTGACTGCGAAAAATTCAGGCGCCAATACAGGTGAGCGGACATGACGTTTTAGCTCCATGTATTCGAAGTTTCGACGATGACCTGCCCGCCAAATTGATTCCAGGTGCCACTTAACGAATACGCCATATTCAGCGAGATGAACGACTTGCCCGACATGTTCCCCGTGCCGCTGAACGTGTCGCCGTGCCCACACGGTTGCTTGTGGCACGGCGCCCAAAGTCCTTTTAAATAGCCGCGCACCGTGCCCTGGTGCGTTACCCATACCGGCGCGAGTTCCAGAGCGCTATCCGGACCATTGGGATAGGGAATGAGCGCCCACTGATCGCCCATGCCGGCTATCACGAAACCGCTGTTAGACGCGTTGGACTGATTGCCATTAATGAGGCCAGTACCCCCGGCCGCGAGCACGTGGGTCACTTTGGCAAACGCCTGACTGCCGCCAACCCCAGTCCAATGCCGGTCAATGTAATGTCCTGTTAGAGTGGCTTGCAGGATGTTCGCGGTAGGCCATGTGACCATGTTGAGGGTCTCATTGGTCATCGAGTTCGTGTTTTCGCCGTTGCGCCCGATGCAAACCGTGTTATAGGTATCACCCGACTTATACGAGAAGATGTCGCCGAACGCGACGGCCATCGAATAGTTCGGGCCGGTATAGTCGCCCGTGTCGACGAACAGATAAAAACATGTTGCGTCAGCAATGCAATACCACGCGCGGGCCGTCGAATCCGCCGTCGCCGATTTGCGGCATATGACGCCGAACGAGGATTGCCCCGCCGTCGGAAACGCATTGGTGCCGGTGGCGAGTGCCGTCATGGCTTCATAGCCGCGCAAACGCGCCTCGCGAAACGAGCCCCCGCCTGGACCCGAATCGTCGACGTCCAGGTAAAAGCCGTTGCTCCCGCTGCCCTGCTTGTAATCGCGCTTGCTCGTGCCTGTGTAGGCGATCGTCCAACCCGCCGCCGCTTGTGTGCCGTAGCCGTTGACGAGGATCGCATCGAGCAACGCAACGAGTGATCCCGTTTGGCCGGTCAGTGAGGGCGCCGACCCATCGGTCGACCGATAAAGATTCACACCCATTTCATCCCCCTTATGCGTTGCCTGCCGTGATCGTCGCGCTCGATACGCTCACTGTTGCCCCGGACGTGATCGAGGTCGTGCCGATGATGATTTCCGTACCGGACGTGCCGACGCTGAAATCGGCGATAAACGTGCCGCCTGACGTGGTGAGCCGAGCCCATACCGCGGTGCCTGTCGCTGCCGCCGTCGCATTCGCGATCGAGTTCAACGTGAGCACGCCGCCCGATGACGCCGGCGCGAACGTCGCATTGCAGGTCAGTTGCGCAAGCAACGTGTTGCCACTGAGCGCGCCGCCCGTCGCGGGCCGTGTGCCGGAATAGATATTCAGTAGCGCGCTTGCGCCCGCTTGCGTCGTGATCGCGTCGAGCATGGCATTGCGAACCGCTGTCGAAAAACCCATCGTCATGATTTGCTCCGTTAGGGCCGCGTGCCCGCGAACGTGAAGGCGATATTGGCGAGCGTCGCATCGGGCGTTGCCGGCGCGACGAGCGCGAGCAGGTCGCCCGATACAATGGCCGTCGATGAGGTGATCGATACGGTGCCGCTCGCGCTGCCCGCGCTGAATACGAGCGTGCCGATTGACGTGCCGTTTTGTTTGAGCGTGAAAGTCGTTGAGGCCGTCGCCGCCGTGCCGGCCTTGCTACCGCCCGAGGCGCCCGATGGCAAGGTCCAGGCGCGCGGCGAATAGAACTGCCATACGGTTTCGCTTGCGTTCGGCGTGCCTTCGACATAGCCGCCCACGTCATACACGGCCGAGCTCGTTGCCGCCGCCGCCTGATTCGAGCGCTCGTCGGTGTAGCTCGTCACGGTTGTCGCGCCCGCGATGATCGAATAGAGCGGAATCGCGCCCGCCGGGAATCCCGAGGTGTTGACGCTTACGGCGCCCGTCGACGCGTTCGCATAGACATAGTTCGTCGCGCTCGCCGTCAAGGCCACGGTGCCGTTATTGATCTGCGCGCCGCCATACCATCCGCCGTAATAGCCCCAGGTGAGGCCCGAGCATGCGGACGCGTGGCGCCCCCAAAGCATCGCGGGCGAGGCCGCATCGAGCAGCGCATTAACGACCGCCTCTTTGTTGCTTTGGTTCGTCGCGATGGTATCGAGCAGGGTCGTACTGTTTGACATGGCATTACCTCACGATGCTCGTTGTCGCGGCGTAGCCGAGCACGCCCTGATCGGAGTTTTGCGCCACCGAAAAGCCGATCGTGTTGCCCGTCGAAAACCCGTCCGCGCTGATCTGTGCGGCCGTGTAGGTGTAGGCCGGCACGGCGGGCGCGGTAAAGGGACCGTTGACGATGATCGTTCGCACGACGCTCGAACCGTTGAGCACTTGCAATTGATACGACTCGCTTGACTCGTCGAGCGGCACGTCGGTTCCGTCGAGCCATTGCCCATTGATGCGCGCGCGCCGTAGCCACGAAATCGAGATATCCGACGTGCTCGCCGCGCTCCCGTGGCCGGCCTTGAAAAGCGCGGGCGCCAAGGGCTTGACACGTGCATCGGCGGGCGTGAGGTTCAATACCGCGCTCGGCGAGTTGCCGAACATATTGAGCAGGAACGTTTCGAACGAAAGTTGCGTGCCGATATCGGTCTGTTGCAGCGGCATCGCGGCGATGCGCGTCGGGTCGAGCAGGACGAAGGTTTCGCCCGCCGCATGCGTGCTCATGGCGTATTCGGTGCCGCCACGGCCGCGCAACAGGCCCGAGAGTTGATAGACGTTCGCGGCCGTCTGCGTTGCGTTGCGGAAAAAGATGAGCTCGCCGCCGAGGTAGGCCGCTTGCGAGCCGGCGAGGAAATTCGCATAGGTGCATGACGCGAGCGAGCCCGACCAAAGCAGGACGGTAACGGTACTCAACTCGTCGGGCTGATTTCCGCCGCCGAAGTCGGGCAACGCGGACTGTGCAACGCCCATCGTGGCCGGATTGACGATGTTCATAAGCTGGCCGAACGCGCCGCCGGGGCGGGCCACATCGACCGCGCAACCGGGCCAATCGGACGCCATGCCGCACGCCGCGAGATAGAGGCCAAGGCTTGTATCGGTCGAGCGCAACGGCGGCACGTCCATAACGGCGAGCAGGGTCGGGCCGCTATAGTCGATCGTCTGCGAGGCAAAGCCCGCCGCCGCGCCGGCCTGGACGTTATACGAGGGCGACGGGTAGATGTCGGGCTCTTCAAGCGCGGCTTGCCAGAGCAACGAGCCTTGCCCGTCGTATTCACAGCGCGTAATGCGCACGGCGTAGCTCTCGCCGTCGCCTTGCAGGGTCATGACATCGCCCGGCTCGTATTGCAGATACTTCAAGCCGGTCGAGAATGAAAACACCTTGCGGCCGATCCACGCTTCCCAGCCGAGCACTTGCGCGCGCATGAGTGCATCGCCCCCGGCGAGCACGATCGGCACTTGCATAACCGTGTCTTTGTTGGAGTTTGTGAGCTCGCGCGACCATCGCTGCGTGTTCGTGTTGTAGTCGCTATTCAACTCGGGATAGGTGAGAGAGAGCGAGCGCGGCATGTCGATTTCCTGCGCGATCGTCTCAGTGATTGGCGTCGTGTTGGCCGTGTCGCCGATCGAGGTCGATGCGCCCAGGTCCGCATAGGCGAACGTCGCGAGCGGTTGCGCGCCGCGCTTGACGAATTTAATCAGGCCATCGGTATCGCACGCATCGAAAAAGTACGCCGCCATCAGCGGCGTGAGGTTACTGCGCGTCGTCGAATGGTTCGTGATGCCGAAGCCGATGACGGTATCGGTCAATTGCGTCACGTCATACTGCGACGAGCTCATGCCGGCGCGGTTGCACAGGTCCGCGACAACCTCATCGAGCGTCGTGAACGTCTGCCCCTGCGAGACCCACATATAGCCGAGCTTGATCGTCGCAGTGAAGCCGACCAATGAGAAAACGAAGAAGTTCGGATTGACGGCGACGAACGTATCCGGGAAAAACGGCACGAGCCCGAGCGGCGTCGAGGTGCCTTGCGAGAGGCGAATCAAGCGCACTTCGCTGTCTGTGCCGATGCCGTAAATATGATCGTCGTCATAGACATAAGCCCTTTCAGGCGGGACCGGGCCGGGCGAGAACGTCGCCACGGTCGCGAGCGTTTCGCGGTCGAGTCGGAAAAGCGTCGGGCCACTGAGCGCATAGACATAGGTCGCGGTGCCGCCCAGGATCAGCCAACTATTCCCGGTCGGCGAGACGGCCGTCGCGAGCACCGTGCCGCCGGGGTTAATCACGCCGCCGGGCAACGTCGCGGGCGTGACGATCTGCAATCGATAGATCGTCGTACAACCCGGATAGCCCGAGCCGAGATACATGTCGTTGCCGTCGCGCCAGAAGTTGGATTCGGAGCCCGCGACGCCGAGATTGAGCGAGCCCGACAAGCTGAAATCGTCGTAGGTGCCGTCCGGATGCAACCAACCGCCCCAGGTGTAAAGGCCGGGCACGTCCGAATAGCCGGATGGCATCGAGAAGCCACCTGACGCGAATGGGACGGTGCCGGTTTGCACCGCGCCATAGGCGCTCACGTTGACGACAATCACATAGCTGCGCCCCCATGGATACGAGTCGAAGCCCATCGCGATACCGCCCTGGGCGTTCAGACAGGGCATCATGTACAGGCCGCCCGAACCGTTTGGAAACGTCGTGCTAAACGTTGTCGGAATGTTGTTAGTCGAAAGCGCAGCCGGCGACGTGATGACTTCGAACGTAAACGATGGGAGGTAGTTACCCCATTGCGACAAGTCGAGCGAGTTGAATACGACGTAAGCGAGGCCGCGATGCGCGGGCGTCGCGTTGATGCCGAGGGCCGCTTGCATCGTCGGGTCGGGTTCCTGAGTCTCGTCGCCAGGGTAGACGGTGAAATTCGAGACCATCTGATTCGAGCCGCTGATCGCCTGGAAGTTGGACGGGTTCGACACGTCATAGATCAGCTTGCCGTTCGCCCAAATGCGCCGCACGCTCGTAATCGGCCCGGCGCAGAGCCCGAGCGCGAACGACATATGCACCTTCTTTTGTTGCGGTCCTTTGCCGCCCGCGCCCTTGCCGGGGTCTTCGATGTAGGGTTGCCCGGCCCAAATCATATTGCCCGAGACGCGGAACATGCCGTAGACGAGCGGAATCGCCTTACCGTAGGCGCTGTCCTGAATGCGAATGTCGGCGGGGTTCGGGCCTTTCTGGCGGAAGATCATCGCCCCCGCGATGCCGCCGATCGTCCATCCGATTTCGGCGCCCACGACCGTACCCACGCCAGGAACGGCCGTGCCGATGACGCCCCCGACAACGGCGCCGGCCGCGGCCAAAACTAGCTGGCCCATTATTCGACCCCCGGCACGTGATAGGCCGCGACGACCCGCGAGCGCATCGACTCATCGAGCCGCGATTCGACAACCTTTCGATTGGGGATATACGCATGTAGGACGTGCGTCGCGTCCGTCATGATGGCGATATGAATCGGCGTTGAGGCCCAGGCGAATAGGAGCACGTCAGCGGCGTCGGCCTCGTCGAGCGGCACGCGGCGCAAGTGCTGTTCGAGCACGGGCCGCAAGCGCCCATCGGGGCGCCGTTCGTAGTCCGTAAAGTCGGCATCCGACAGGCCGAGCGCATGCGCGATGCACGCGAGCAGGCCAATGCAATCGACGCCTACGCCCTTGAGCCGGCCTTGATGTTGATACGGCGTGCCGAGCCATGAGCGGGCCTCGGCGACGAATTGCTCGCGCGTGACGCTCATCTAGTCCCCCTGCGGCATCAAGAGAATGTCGGGGCCGGGGATGTAGGGCTCCCCCCGGAAATGCACGATGTTGTTGTAGCGCGCGAAACACGTGCCGATGGTCCGGTCACAGCCAGGCGTAATCTGATACGTGTCGCCCACCGCGATCGGATAGGGCATCGCCATCGCGAGCGTAACAACGCCCGGCGAGAACGTTTTGATTTCCATCGAAAAGCCCGCGTTTTGCCCGGTGAGCCACGTTACTTTGCCGTAGGCGAAATAGCCGATGGTGTAGTCGTAATCGATGAAAACTTCCCATCCCGCGTCGGACCCGCTGAACGTATAGAGCCCCGTCGAGCTCACGCTATATTGCCCGTCGCCCGGACTGCTCGATACGAGCGATAGCGTTTTGCCTTGCGAGTTCGTCACGCCGCCATCGGACACGAACGCGCCGCCGGTCGGCGGAACGACCTGGATCGTGTAGGGCGAATGCGTCGGCACTTTCTCGCCCTTCGTGTCCACATAGGCCGAAACGGTGCCGACTTGGGTCAGCGTTGGATCGTTCCAGGTCGTGGCATTCACGAGACTCACCACGGAGCCCGAGACAGTGAGCGGGCCACGGTCGACGGTGCATTTCGAGTCGCCAAAATTCGCGCGGCACGTCGGCGAATACACGTCGCCTTGCTCCTGTTGCATCAATTGCGCGACGCCGCGCAATTCGGCCTTGTAGGCGCCGTTCGTGATCGACACTTGCCCGAGCGTGCCCGAGCTCAAGATAACGGCGCCTTGCGTGAGGTCCGCATAGTTGACGAGCGAGCACCGCACTTGCGCGAAATCCCACAAGCCCGATTCGAGCGATTCGGGCGTGATGTTGGCGCTATCGAAAACGGCCTGCACTTCGAGGTTCGATGTCGACAGGTCGCTCGTCATGTCGATTTGCGAGTGCGTATAGCCGCCCGTCGCCTCGTATGTCACGCCGCCATAGATGATCGGTTGATCCAGGTCGGTAAAGCCGAATTGCGCGCCGTCCTTTCGCGTGACGAGCCAGAGCGTGGCGAGGGTTTGCGTATTGGCGGCGAGGTGCGCGAGCAGCGCAGAGTTGATCGAGCGCATTACGGCCGCACCTCGATAATTGGAATGGAGCCCCAATCAACGATCAGGTCGCCATTCGCGCCGTTGCGGTCCATAACCTGCTTTTTCATCTCGTCGACATCGAAGCGCGCCGGCACGTCGAATTGCCCGGCCCACGCGAGCACGTCGGTATTCAGCGGCGTCGGCGTGATCGTCGCGAGGCCGGTGGTCGTGTCGACCGAATAGCCGCTCGAAAGCGCGACGCCGTTTTTGTAGATGACGACCGTTCCGATGACCGGCTTTTGAATCGTCCGCGTCTCGGAGAGCGCGCCGTTCGCATACAACTTGCCGAGTTGATAGACGCCCGCCGTCGCGGTTGCCGTGAGCACGCCCGTTGCCGTCGTGCATGCGTAGTCGGTCCAATCCTTGATGCGAAAGCCGTAGGCGCGGCCCTTCACGCTGCGGAAGAACGCGTCTAGCGTTGCCGTGTTGGCCGCGTTCATCGAGCGCCGGCCGACATCGAACCGGATGCGCGCTTGCGTCCAGGCGACGATGCGCGAGTCGCGGCCGGAATAGACCTGATTGACGACCGTCAGGTAGGTCGGCCCGACCGTCGCGCCAAAGGCGATATTGTCGGGAAAACGCGGGGATTCGAGAAAGGTCGTCATCCATTCCTCGCCATGGCGATCGTCGCCTCGCGCATGATGGACGACGCCTGTTGCTGCGCAGACAGCCGCGTCGTGCCGGGCGGAACCGAAATATTGAGGTTGAACATTTGCGACCGAACGGGGCTCATTGGCCTATCCGCCGTCGCGCCGTCCGTCCTGCGTAGCGCGTGATTTGGCACGATCGAGCCGGATTGGCCCGGCACGAAGAGCTCGGGGCCGCTCTCGCCGACGATGTAAGGCGTATTGGTCGATACCGACCCGCCATCCGCCATAAAGCCACCGCCGAGGCCCATCAGCGCGCTAAGACCGCTCGTATCCGTCGCGCCGGTCATCATGCCGCTCATGACCGCATCGGTCGAGCCCGTTACGCCCGTCGCGGTAAAGCCGAAGTCGCCCGCGAATGCGCCACTACTGCCCAGGCCTTTGAGCAGGCCGCCGAGCGCATCGCCGGCACCGCCGCCCGCGCCACCGCCGCCGCCGCCGCCGATCATCGTACCGACGGTCATCGTCGCGACCGACGCGTTGGCAGCGGAAATCGTCGACGCGTTTTGCATGGCCGTCTGAATCTGGCCGACGCTCATCGCGCCGGTTGCCGTGCCCAGGCCGCCGGTTGCCGTGCCGAATCCCTTCGTCAGTTTCATCAAATTGTCCATCGCGTTACCCGGCAGCGCGCTTGCGGTGTTGGCCGCGACGCCCGTATGCGATGAAAAGAACGAGTCGAAAACGCCGCCCATCGAGGACAGGTTTTCAACGAATTTCGTCGTGAGCCCGCGCGAGACAACGCGCGTAATGTCCATAAAGATGTCGTCCGCGAGTTTTTGAAAACTGACGCGGCCGGTCTTCGTCAGATTCGTGAGCGCATCCTCCATGCTGTGCAACGAGCTCGTCACGGCATCCTGCGCGCGCGCCGCCGCGTTTTGCGCCGAGTCGACGTAGTTTTCGAATGCCGCCGCCGCGCCGTTGCGCCAGTCCGCTTGTTTCTCTTTGAGCGCGGCATAGTAGGCGTCATAGTCTTGCAACGATTGTGCGAGGCCGGCCTTGATGTCGGCCGAGGCCTTTTGATAGTCGACGCCGCCGATCAATTCTTTCGGCGTTGCCTTGTCGAGTTGTTCCTGTAGCCGTTGATACTCGGCATAGATCGCCTTGGCCGCCTGTACGCGCTTCATCGCCTCGGTGCCCATGCCGAACGCATCCAATTGCCGGCCGTATTGCTCGGTTTGCCCCTTCTGATAGCTGGCAATCGAGGCGTCGAGTTGCTTCGAGCGCTCCTGTAGCTTCTCGATGTTCTCGCGGTGCTTGACCTCCTTTTCGAGCTCGACGTTCGTTTCGAGTTGCGCGCGGATTTGACCTTGATGCGCGATGAGGCTTTGCTGATCGGCCGTGAGCGTCTTTCCCTTCCAGTCCGCGATCTCCTGGTTAAACTTCGCGAGCGCCTTTTGCGCCTCGTTGAGCTTATCCGTCGTCGACAATTGCAAGCGCAGTTCGGCGGATTGGTCGCGAAGTTGCTCTAGAAGGCGCGTCGCTGCATCGTCTCGATAGACCTTTGTCTTCGGGTCTTTGTATCGATCGGCGATTTTTTGCTCGTCGGCTAACTGTTGCTCCAGACTCAGGCCGAGCGGCCCGGCGATGGTATCCAGGTACTTTTGAATCTCGCGGTCGCGCTTCTCCGCCGGCGTCGCGAACTGCTGATTGAACGCCTCGTATGCGCGTTTGCCGTTGATTCGCGCATCCTCTTCGCGTTGCTTCGCGGCCTTATCGCTCGCGGCCTTTTCGGCCGCGCGTTGCTTGCCGATGGCGTCTTGCAATTCGCGTTCGTCATTCGCATCCCATTGCCCGATGGGCAGACGCGCCTTTTTGTTCGCCTGCAACCGGTCGACGAGCTCGCCCGGCGTCAAGTCGGCGCCGAGGTGTCCAATGGCCTGAATCGCGCCATCGATCGCGCTTTTGATATCGCGCCAGCCTTTGAGAATGATGCCTTCGTTTTTGGCGATATCCTGCGTGCGATCCTCCATCGCCTTTGAAAACGCCTCGACGGCGACTTGCGCCGCGCCCGTGGCGTCGCCCTGTTTCTCAAGGGCGGCGATTTGGTCGTAGGTCGCTTCGGTCAGGTAGTGGTATTGCTCGTTCAGTTTGACCGAGGCTTTCACGGGCTCGTCGGCCAGCTTCGTGAAATCCTCGACCATCTGTTTAACCGACATGCTCGTATAGGTCGCCACGTCGGCCGTTGTCTTGCCGAGGTTCGCAATCTCCTCGCCCGTCAAGCGCCCCTGCGCGGCCAACTCTGTAACGGCCTCGGCAGCCGTGCTGAAGGTCGCGCCGTTCGCGGTTGCCGCGTTCGCCATGTTGCGAAGTTGGTCGGATGTCACGCCCGCATAGTCGCCCGTCATGGCGAGCGCTTCGTTCATCTTCGAGTTCTGCTCGGCTACGCGCAACATCGAGGCGCCCACGGCGACAAGGGCAATCGATACCGGGTTGAGTAGCAGGTCGAGCGCGCCCGCAAGCGAGAGGAACCGCGTGAAAGAGCCGGCTAGACGCGTGTAGTTGCCCGAGGCGGCCTCGCGCCCCATGACAAGCAATTCGCGCGTCACGCCCGACGTAGCGCCCTGCGCGGCCCTCGCCGTGACGGCCTCTTTCGTGTAGGCGGCGGCCATTTCCTCGCCGAGCGCGATTTGCTTTTTGCGGAGCTCGATTTCCGTTGCAATCGCACCGATTTGCGCAACCTCGGCCTCAGTCATCCCGGCCATTTGCGCGTCATAGACGGCCATCTCGGCCGAGGTCGCGGTCAATGCGGTAAGTTGCCGCCCGAGCGCTTCGGTGACTTTTACCGCGCCCTCACTGATCGTTGTCGACGCGACTTTCGCTTGCGCAATGACGGCCTCTTGCGAGACGGCGACGGCCCGCGACGAAGCCGCGAGGCTCGCGTTTGCGCGCTCGGCCGTCGTGGCGGCGGCCGAGATTTCGGCCACGCTCTCGGCGTAGCGGGTCGCGGCGACGGTTTGATCGGCCATAGCCGCCGACGCGGCGAGCGAAGCCTCGACCATCGCGGCGATACGTGACGTTGCCTGCTCTTCGGTTTCCGCCATGACGACCGCGCCCGCGCCCGCGCCGCGCATCGCGGCTTCCATCTGCGCGACCTTCTCGATAAACGGCTGCGCGGTGCCGGCCACGCCGAGCGAGGCCGCTTGCATCGATAGGAGCTCGGATTTTGTCTTGCCGTAGGTATTCGACAGTTTGTCGAGTTGCGAAATGAACGCGGTAATCTGCCGCGCGTTCGCCTGACTGCCATTCGCCACGGCCTCATCAATCGCCTTTTGGGCGAGCTCGGTACGCGCGGCGGCGCGCTCCTGAGACGCTAGAAACGCCTCGGCGCTGCGCTTGGCGCGCTCCATGCCGGCTTCATAGCCGGTCGCGTCGGCGGTAATGCGGACAATGGTTTCGTCGCTCACGATCCGATTTCCTTGATCTTCGACGCAATCACATCATCGATAGCGTTTTTTACGTCGGCCTTCTTCGCCTCGTATGCTGGCCGCAAAAACGGTTTCGCGGCCATCTTCGATGTTCCATGTTCAACAAAGCGGCCATAGAACGCCTCGCGCGTCCAAGTCACGATGTAGGACGCAATGCGCCCCGCAACGGATACCTGTTTGTCGTAAGCGATGATGAGGTGATCGCGCAAATAGCCGGGGTAATACTGCACGCCGTAGCGCGTCCATCCGACGCCCGACGCGTTGCCCTCGAAGGCTTGCGCATAGACCGGCGCGCGCAACTTGGCCTCATATAAAACCTCTCGCGCTCCGGCGACCGCCGCTTGCCTGAGCGTCGACTCGCTCGCGATATCGCCGAGCGCACGTAGTTTCGCCGTCAGTGCGTCAGGGTTGATAACGACTATGTTCTTAGCCATCGCGATTGGGGAACATCGTCGAAAAGAGCAGCGAAGACTGCGCCTCGGGGTCGTCGAGCAGGATGGGCGCCGCTTGCTCCTCCATTTCGTGCATCTCGTTCCACGGGATGAAGTCGAGCACGCCGAAGGGCTCCCTTCGCACCTTCTCGTTGCGATTGATGTTCGCAAGCATCGATGCGACGGTGCCAGCCCGTAGATCGTCGTAATGGCCGCCTCTGCGGTCGAGTTGATATGAGGCCATGTATTCGACGAACTCAGCGCTTGAAATGCGTTCCTGTAGCTCTCGGATCGGTATGCCGAAATCGATGCTCAGGCGGAGCCAGAATCGCCGCTCGGGGCGGCGGCGGAGTTTTTTGCAGCATCATCCGCCGCGCTCGCCTGCAAGCCATTGATGCGAACTGCCACCGCGACGATGCGATCGAGCGCCGTGGTGCTCTGCACGCGCAGGCTTTCAATGTCGGCCTCATCGAGTACCGGGGCGCCCGACTCGTCGACGACTGTCGCGACGAGCAAGGCGGCCTGCGACTCGCTGATCGGCATATCCTTCTTTGCCTCTTTTTTGGCGTAGAAGGCGTCGCGCGCGAGGCCCGACATTTCCGAGACGATGACCGAAACGCCTTCGCCCCATTCGGGCACGTCGACGGATTCGGTCTTGAGATGCGCGGCGCCCAGAATGGCGCCCTTGTTGTCTTTCGAGAGGATCGGCATGAGCTCGCCCTTATGCGTAAGTCACGGCGCCGGTAATGCGGATTTGCACGCCGCCCGTTTTCAGGAGTTGATCGACGCCGCCATCGAGCGGGCTGTTCTTGACATAGCCGGCAAAGGTCGCGGTCTTCCCGTTCGGCGCGACGAGTTTGAAACTCTTTTGCGTGCCGGATGCCTTCGCCGCATCGCATGCGACTTGGCCGGGGTCCGTGAAATCCTTATTCACGTCGAACGTGAAGTGACCGAAGTCTTGAAGGCCCAGCATGAATTCTTTCGCGACGCTCGACAGGTCGGTTTTGTCGATCTCGCTCGCCTGACCGTCGAAACCCTTGAAACTCACGACGTTCGCAATCGGCGTCCAACTCGTCGGCGTGGCCGTGCCGCCCGAGGTCCACGCACTGCCGCCGGTCGTGTCGATCGCCACGGCGAACGTATTGGTCGTCACGTTCGTCACGACAGCGGTTTGGCCGTTGAGCGTCGTATTACCCGCCAGGGCGGCGAACGTCACCACGTCGCCATTCGAGAAGCCATGCGCGGCCGAGGTGACGATCGTCGGAAACCCGAGCGCGAGCCCGGTGATGTTCTTTGCGGTGCCGGCCGAGCCAGAAATCGAAAACGTCGTGCCTTGCGCCGAAATCGCGGTGCTAGTCATGTCGTACCTCGCAGGATGAAAAACCCGCTATGCGGGCGAAGGGGTTAGTTGTTCCACCAAATCGAGAAGTCGAGCCGCGAGCCGTACAGCTTCGTGTCGAATTCCCATGTACTGACCGGGGCGCCGATCGTGACTGCGAATATCGGTGCCGGCGTGAGCGCGTCGATGACGCTTTGCATGAGGTTGACCGCCGTTATCCGATCGTCGGCCCATACGGATATCTGCATGCGCGCGTTTTGCAGGTTGTCCGTATTGCTCATGTAGTTCGTTGATTGGCCGCCCACCGCCTGAAAGACGATGAACGGGTGCGTGACGCCGACCGGCGCTGCATCTGGATAGACGGCGCCCGCCGCGAGCGTCTTGATGGCTTCATGAACGATCGATTCCGCCGAGTTAGCCATTGTTCAAGCCCTCGCGCGCTGAAAGCACGATCATTTGATTGCCTTCGTCGACGTTCTCAACACCCAACACCTCAAATATCCGGCCCGCATAGACGATGCGATACGCGCCCGCGATGCGCGGATTGGCAAAGATCGGGTCATAGCGCACCGTGATTTGATGCGTCGTGTCTGTCACCACGAGGCCGGCGATGGCGCGCTTAAACGCGCTAAGCGCCTCGATATCCGCATAGACGCTCTTGAGGGTCGTCCACGTGTTGAGCGGTTGTCCGATGGCGTCGGGCGTCGTGGAGCGCTGTTGCACGTCGACATAGCGCGTCAGTTGGCCGGCGCGAAGCGGTGCGGTCATGGCATGAATCTCACGGCAATGAGGTCATGTACGGCCAGAGCAGGCTATCGACGAAGGGCAACTCCTCAATCTTGCCGCGGTTGAGCAGCGCGACTTCTTCGCGGTTCTGATAAAGCGAACCGACGCGCATGCAAATCCAGTTCCGAATACCGGCCGGCACGACGCCCATGAAACTCTGCGCGGTGGCGCCGCTCGTGAAATGGATTGCGTTTCCTAGCAGGTCCGTAAAGGTGTACGTGGCGACATAGAGCTCGTTTTGCGTCGCGATATTCGCGCTTGCGACGCGGTAAAGCACGGTGCCATCGAGCGGGGCAGGCAGGCCACTTGCCCCGCCCGCGCTATAAAACTTCACGAGGTCGCCGACTGCCCACGTGACGGGGCCGACGACTTGAATGGAACCGGCCGCCGCATCCGTCACAGAAAAGGGCGACGCATAGCCCGCGTCATAGTCGATCCATACCGCCGCGATCTGCGGTAAGGGAATCGGCCAGACCTTACCGAATTGAAGCGCCACGATGCCGGGCATCAGCGCTTTGTTGGCCGTGTAGAGCGACGGGTCGACCGTCAGAGTCGCGCCGCTCATGTCGAGGTATTGAACCTGCGCGACATCGACGAGCGGCGAATGCGGAAGGCGCACCGAAAAGCCCGGATCGTTGACGAGCTCAACGAACGGTAGGGGCGTACCGATGCCGGCCATCGGAAATTTATCGATGGTGAGCCGATAGCGCGCATGCACGCATTGCTGGCGTGTGCGTGATTCGGCGGCCTCTCGCGCGGCCGGAATAAGCGCCTCAAGGATATCGTCTTGCGCGGACGACGTTTCGCGCAAGACGTTTTTCACGTAGGCGACATTTACCGGCTCTGCGCTCGGCGGGATGAGCAGGGTTTCAGGCATAAAAAAACCGGGGCGACGGGTTTATGACCCTTGGCCCCGGCCCTCCATTGCCGCTGGCGGCGTGAGCGTTACCCGACGATCTGGGCAACGCTTGCGGCGTTGAAGTCGGAAGCCGGGCCGTAGCGCGGCAGGAACCCGAGCACGAGGCCGCCCGTACCGCTCGCGGCCGTCGCGGTCGTCACTGACAATTGAATGAAGCCGAAACCGCCATTGACATCGAGCTCTTGCGCGTCGAGATTGATCGCGACTTCGACATTGCCGCCGCCGGCCGCCGCGAGTTGCGTGATGGCCTTACCGGTAATGTCCTTTGCGTTCGTGCCGCTCGAATCGGTCGCCTGTTGAATCTTCGCGTCGATCGTGCCGCCCGAGCCCATCGCGCCGGCCTGAACGAGCGCCAAAAACTTTTGGAACTGAGCGGCCGAAATCCAGCCGGTCGTGGCCGTGCCGGCGGCTTGGCTCGAAGGCACGATCGCCCCGAGCACCGCAACCTGTTCGGTTGCTTTCACATTCATCGGAAACATGGTGATCCCTCGATAGAGTCGTTTGAGGAGCCAGCGTCGAATGTCGCCGGGGCGCATATCAACGGGCCGCGAGCGTGACGAACGGCGAGCGCGTCTTGTTGCTCTTGGGCGGCGTGACGGGGTTTTCGAGCTTCGGTGCGCCGTCGACGCGGAACGTCGTGCGGAACGCCGTCGCGTCAGCGTCGAAATACAGGTGCATCGACGTGGCCGTTTGCACGCCCGAACGGCTCGTAATCGACCGGTAGTAATACAGGTCGATGAGCGATACATCGGACTGCGCCGAAAACGCCGAGGCGTGCTCCGTCAGGATGACCGGGCGCCCCTTCAACATGCCATAAGGCGACGCGGCCATTGAGCTCGAACCGCCGCCGACCGGCATATAGATCGGGTAATTGCCGAGCGTCATGTTGTCGAGCGCCGGGAGCACGTCGGGATTGATGAGCCAAACGGCGCGGCGATACGAGCCGGTGAGCAGCCGAGAAACCATGTTCGAGATGTTCGCCGGCAAAAGCGTATTCGTCGCTTGGCCCGATTCCTTGGCCTGTACGATGACCGCCTTGCTTTGGAATACGCCGAGCGGTTGCCCGGCGCCCGTGCCGAACAGAATCGACTCGTCGGTCTTCCAACGGATCGAGCGAGCCGTGAGGCCGGGCAGGTATGCGGCGAGCGCGGTCGCATCGTCGAGCAATTCGTCGGTCACAGGCACGAGTGCAATCAGCTTATGGAGCCGTTGGGCCGAGACGCCGAGTTTCGGCTTGGTCGCGTTCGCCTGCGTGGCCTCGGCCTGCCAGTAGGCGCGCACGCCGTCAGTGCCCCAGGGCGTGGTTTCGTCCTTTGGAAACACCATCGAATTGCCGCCGATGGGCGTGCCGTCCGTCATGGGCAACAGCGCATCTTCTTCGAGCGAGAGCGTGAAAATCTGCGTCGAGAACTCGGGCGGCACGAGGAACCCCCCGTCCTGGCCGCCGGCTTCGTTCGCCGCGAGCCCCGGTACAGCCGCATTGATCGACAGGCGTTCGTCGAGGCGTCCGTTGCCGGGCGTCGCCGCCGAGCGCACGGCCTGCGCGAACTCGCCGAAGGTCTGCCAACCGCGACGCGGGTCGGCCGCGCGGTTGTCGCTCACGTCGATACGGGCATCGTCGGGAATCTGCACGCCCGAGGCCGTTTCGTTCATCGCGACGAGCTCTTCGCGCTCGATTTGCGCGTTAAGCGCTTCGACCTGGGCTCGAAGGCTTTCGAATGCGGCCGATTGCTCGTCGGTCATGTCTCCGGCATCGCTCGCTTGTGCGGCCGAGAGCATTTCGCGCATTTGCGCGACGAGCTTGGCCTTGCGCTGTTGAAGCGCACGGATTTGCTTGTTCATCTTTGATGCTCCACAAATAGACGTGCCACGTCCTACGGTCTATGGACCGCATTCGCTCATGCGTTGCATTGGAACGAGTGAGCGCGGGCGCCCGCGTGCTTAGGCGTCCAGTAAATCGATTTGGCGTTGCAAAAGTGCAGCGCGCGAGGGTTTCGGGGCCTGGGATTGCGTGCCGCCCTGGCCGATGGTCTTCGCCAGTTTGCGCACGACTTCATCGAAGGTCGCCACGCCGTCGACCATGTTTTCGGCCTTGGCCGAGCTCGCACTGAGCACGCGGCCCTGGCCCATGCCTTCGCGCACGGTCGCGACATCGACGCCGCGATTCTTCGCAACGCCGCGCGTGAAGGCGCCGTAATAGGCATCGACGCGCGTTTGCATCGCGGCGCGCGCCTCATCGGAAAGCGGCCCGAACGGGTTGCCTTCCGTTTTGTACTTGCCCGCCGAGATCAGGGTCGTTTCGACGCCTTCCTTTTCGAGTGCTTTGGCGAGGTTTTGATGAGCCGCAAAGACGCCGATCGAGCCGACTTCGCCGCCGGGGGTAACGTAGAACTCGCTTGCACTGCTGGCGATCCAATAGGCCGCGCTCGCCGCGAGAGAATTGGAAATAGCGTAAACGGGCTTTTGATTTCGGGCCTGATAGATTTCATTGGCGAGCTCCATAACGCCGTAGACGCTGCCCCCCGGCGAATCGATGTCCATCAAAATACCGCCGATCGAGTCATCGGCGAGGGCCGCGCGAAACGCCTGCGTGTAACGTTGAATGCTCATGAGGCCCGTGCCGCTTACGTCGTCCATCGGGCTCGTGCGTTGCGCGGAGATTCCATAGAACGGCAATACGGCAATCGCGCCATTGCCTGAGCGGGTCGCCTCGCCGCGCCGCGCCTCGATTTGCGCCGCGTCCGCCCGCACTTGCGCCATGACTTCGGGCGAGGCCTCGCGCTCGGCGGCCCATCGCGCAATGACCGCGCACATAGCCGACAACCGTTCGGGCAGGATGGCCCAGGGCGTCGACAGGAATTCGCAAATCAACAGAGCATGTCTCATAAAGCACCTTCTAGCGCGAGTTGAGTCAAGCGCATGCGCGCGCTGTCCTCGAAAAGTTGAGCATCGAGCGATGGCCCTTGCGTCTGAATGAATTCGAGCCGTTGCGTGCAATAGGCGAGCGCTTCGTCGCGCGAGACCGAAAGCGCTTGCGCGACGAACGTAACGTGCTTTTCATATACCTCAAGCAAGGCGGGCTCCGGGTCGGGGCAGCGCAGCGCCGCTTGCACCGTCGCCGTTTCCTTGCGTGCAACGCGCTCGGCCACGGTCGACGCGATGGCGAAAAAGCGCATGTCGCCAACGACCGTGCTCGCCTCGCCTTTGCCCGGCGGGGGCGGGGGCTTCGGCGCGCCCGGCGGCGTTGGATTGGCCGGCGCCACTTTGCCCGGCGGCGCCACGGGCGGCGCGGGTTGCGCCGACTTGTCGTCGGCATCGTTGTCCTGTTCGGCCTCGCTTTCCTCAACCATGTTCAGCGGCCGGAGCGGCTCGTCGAGCCCATCGAGCGGGTTCATACCCTCGGCCTTGCGCGCCTCGTTGCGCACCATCCAGCCGTCGAGAATGCCGTTGTGGTAGTACATCGCGCGCGCCGCGGCGTCGCCGCGCAAAAGCGCCGTCACCTGGAATTCGCAATTGAGCTCGTCCTCGGGCTCAAGGAACGCATAGCGGATCGCTTCCTCCCAGCGCACAAGCCACGGCATGAGCGAGAAGTTGACGAACTCGATTGACTGTTGCTCGATGTTCGAGAAGGTCGCTTTATCGAGGTCGCCGATCAGGTGCGGCGGAATGCGAAAGAGGCGCGCGATTTCCGCGACGCTAAACTTGCGCGTTTCCAGATATTGCGCGTCCTGGTTTGTGACGCCGATTGGGTGATACTTCATCCCGAACTCAAGCACCGCCGTCTTATGGCGATGGCGCCCGGTCTGCGTGGCCTGAAATTGCTCGCGATAGCGTTGCCTTTGTTCGTCGTCTTTGAACTGGCCGGGGTACTCGATCCATCCGCCCGGCGTCGCGTCATTCTGGAAATACCGCATGCCGTAGTCTTGCGCGGCAAGGCCCGTCGACACTGACTCGCGCGCGGCCTGAATCGGGTTGTAGCCGATTACGCCGTCACCCGAGAGCCCGCGAAGGTGGAAAACCTCGCCGCGCCCGAGCTTTGTTTCGGTGCCGTCAGGGTTGCGGTAGTTGTAGCGCCAATCCACGGTGCGCGAGTTGTCGACAAGCATCTCGATTGTCATGCGGTCGGGATGCAGCGGGATGAGGTCCGTCACCTCGCCCGAGCCGTTGCTCAGGATGCGGGCGAACGCGTTGCCGCGCAGTGCGCAATGGGCCTGCATCGTCTCGCGGAATTCGAGCGGGTTTTGAAAGTCATTCGGCCGCACCGCGAGGAGCCGATAGAGCCAATGCGATTTGTTCGGCTTCTTCGCGCCATCCGCCGATTCGGTGTAAAGCACGAACGGCAACATCGAAACCGACTCGGCGAGCACGCGCACGCACGCATAGACGGCCGTCAAGCGCATCGCCGCGTCCGAGGTGACGCTATACGGGTTGCCTTTGAACGGGACCGGCGAGAACCAATAGTCGCCCCACGGCGAGCGGTCGCCGGAATCGTCGGCATCGGCACGAATACGCAGAAACATCAGCGGTTCCTCGCCGCCATGAAGGCGGATACGACATTGAAGGCGAGCACCAGGGCGCCGACGACAATCAATGCGCGCGGAATGCCATCGGACAGGCCGACGCCGACGCCGATCATGCCGACGCCGACGAGCAGCGCGAGATTCCAAGCAATCGGGCTCATGACTCGGGGCTCATAAGACGGTCAATTGATAGTTGTCCGGCATGGTCGGGTAGAGCTCGGCGTTAGCCATGGCGCGGCCGACGCCCATGATGATCGTGACCGGTCCATCAATCTTTTGCTCCGGTTTGTCCTTACGGGGGTAAATGTTTTCCTTCGCGTCCTCTTTCGCCACGACATTGCTCATCATCCAGGCCAGCACGGGATTTCCGTCGTGGTGAAAGCGGTTCGATCGCACGGCCGCCATGACTTCTTTCATGGCTCCGCTCATGTTCTGGACGGTTTGCCGATACTCGACGACCGTCGCGCCATCCTTCGCGAGTTGGTGCGCGAGTTGCGTCGCGCGCCACGGGTCGTAAACGACTTCAATGAAGCGGAACCGCGACGAATCCGCGCGCACGTCTTCGCGGATGACATCGAAGTCGATTTCGGCGCCTTCCGTCGCGGTCAAAAAGCCCTGAATGACCCACTTTCGATAGACGGCCTGATTCGTCTTGTTCTCTTCGATCGCCTCTTCGGGCAGGTAGTAGCGGCCGAAGGCGTAGTAATGGTCCTGGCCGTTCATTTGCCGCTTGAACAGCCGCATGTATGCGCAAACGTCGTTTTTGCTCGCGAGGTCGAGGATGGCCCAACCCTCCTCGCCCGCGAATTCATCGATCGACAGGCCCGGATCGGTACACAAGGCCCATTGCTGCATGTTCATCCACGCATTGCGCGCCGAGCACCATACGTTTAGATGCTTCGTTTTGAAGCGGTTTTGCTCAACCGGGTTGAGCGTCGCGCTTCTTTGCTGCGCTTCGAGAAAATCGCCGTCGACGGAGACCCCAAAATTCGGATTGGCCTTGCGCAACACGATCGGATTCGCCCAATCGTCGCCCTCATCGATTGAGTAGATGATCCCAAACAGGTCGTCTTTTTCGACAAGCCCATCGAGCACCTTCGTTACTTCGGTGTGCTTGTCATAGCATGGCCCCGCGAGGTTGTAGCCGGCCGTCGTGATGATGACGATCAGCGGTTGCTCACGGGCGCCCATGCCGGTCTGCATCGTGTCGAGCAGGTCGGGCGTATCGTGCTCGTGGAACTCATCGATAAGCGCGCATGACGGGCTTGCGCCGTCGCCCGGCTTGCCGATGATCGGTTCCATCTTCGAGCCGTCGAGCGGTCGCGCGAGCGACTTCGCCCAAACCTCGATACCGGCCGCGTCGCGTAGGCCCGGCGTGCGGTCGATCATTTGCCGCGCCGGCCCGAATACTTCCCAGGCCTGTTTTTCGGTCGTTGCGCCGCTATACACCTCGGCGCCGGCCTCATCGTCGGCGATGAGCATGTATAGGCCAATGCCGGCGCCGAATTGGCTCTTACCGTTCTTACGCGGCAACTCGGCATAGAGCTCGCGAAAACGCCGCATGCCATTCTTTTTGCGCTTCCAGCCGAAGACGCAAGCCAGAATGAAGCATTCCCACGGTTCGAGCCGGATGCGCTCGCCGCGCTTCGCCCATTTGCCTTTCGTGTGCGGCAAGAGCTCGATGAACTCGCATGCGTGCTCGGCCGCGTCCGCATCGAAGTAGTACGCAAAGGCCGCCGCGCGAGATGCCTTGAGCTCGTCGAGATGGCGTTTGCAAGCGAGCCGCACCCATTTGCATGCGGGAATGCCGCCGCCCAGGACGGCCCGCGCGTAGTAGTTTGCGGCCGTGACATGGGGATGGCGCAATTTTTCACTCAGGTTTTAAATCCGCGTAGCAATCCGATTGCGCGCGGATTCAGCCTTTGCGAATGAACTTCGCGTATTGCTCGGCCGGGTCGGGCTTCTTCGCCGTCACGCGCGAACGGCTCGATGGCGTCATGCCGAACTCGGCGAGCATCCGCGTAAGTTGCGCATAGGCCTGATTGGCGACTTGCAGATACGGCGAGGGAATCGGATAGCCGTGCGCGCTCTTCACCACGGCGCCGAGCTTGACGACCTTTTCGTTGGCGTCCACCCAGCGGGCGAACGCCTCGCAATACAGGCCCAGGGCCGTATGGTCGATGTCGGTGAGCAGTCCCGCGCGGCGCAATTGATCGGCAATCGCCGGCCAGTGCGGTTTCGCGGCGGCCGAGAGCCAATGCGGACATTCCATGTCACTCGCGGCCGGCGGCGACGGCTCGGCGTCATTGAGGGGGCGTTTGCCGGGGTTGCCCCGGACCAATTTCAACGCGGTCGGTGTTGGTTTTCGGCCTCGCATTTCCTAACCTCTCGTGCATGCGCCACGTTCGACAGTTCAACGATAGCGACTGCGGTATTGCCGTTGTCGCCATGCTCGCCGGCCGCCCGTATCACGCCGTAACGCGCGCCTTTCCGAGCGCATCCGATCATGGCCTGTATGTGCGGGACGTGGCCGCGATGCTCTCGACGTTGACCGGGCGCGCATGGGCGGAATCGCATTGCGGCCGCAATCGCGTGCTCGGGTGCGCGAGACTGCCGCGCGCCGCGTGCGCCGCGATCATCGGCCGGCCGTCCTGGCGATATGGGCATTGGGTCGCGCTCGAATGCGGGCTCGTGCATGATCCGGATTTCGACCGGCCCATCGAGCTCGCCGATTACCCGCGCCAGCATTGGCGTGTCCTGCGTCTCGTGCGTTAGCGCCGACGCCCGCGCGCCGCCGCGCCTTTCTTAGCCGGCGCACTCGTGCGCGAAGCGGTTTTCTTCGCCGCCGCCGCGCTCTTCTTCGGTGCCGCGCCCCGGCCGCCGTTGACAATGCGGTTGCCGCGCTTGTCGTACTTGGCATATTTGCCCGTGGCGTTGCCCTTCGAGCTCGTCGCGCCGCCACCGCCGCCGCACCCGTAGAGCTCGTCGACGATAACGCCCGTGATTTCCTTGTTCATTTCCCAGCCTCCATAACTCGGCGCCGCTTGGCGACGCGGTTTTCGACAAACACGGTTCGATCGGCGATGCCGAGCGAGTCGACGATCTGGCGTGCGGACGTGAAGCCGTAGACGAGCACGCGTTTCGGCTCCAATCGTTCAAGCGCGAGCGCGAGGCCGCGCCGGGCACGATCGATTTCGACCGGCTCGTTGAGCGTTTGCAATTGCACCGATATAGCCGGCGCCCCGGTCGGGATGCCGAGAAAGCAAAACTCGTAACTCGCTTCCGACGACCAATTGACGTCAGGAATCACAGCGATCCCGGCCTCTTGGCAGTAGCGGCCTATCCATCGGCTCCGGTACGTATTCCACAGTTGGACCGCGAGCGCCTGGTTTGACCATAGCGAGTAGTTCGGCGACAGCGCCACGCGGCACCCGAGGTTCAACATGCGCCCGACGTACTCGCTCGGTCGCTCCCACAGGCATTCGAAGCGCGCATCGTCGGTATAGAAACCGATCATCAATCGGTCGTGCGGGATGCCGCGGAGCGAGTCGCTTCGCCACTGCCACAGCCAATACGTGGCGCCATCGTCGGGCGTCGCGTCGCGTCCGGCCCATGAATCGAGGTTCGCGGGAATGTCCGCGAGCAGGTCGGCGCGCAATTCGGGAATGTTCCACGGCAACAGGCTTTCGAAAGACATGTCGTCTTTGAGCGCATGTGCGCCGGGCAACTCGGGCGAGACATCCTCGATTTTCTCGGCCGTCTCGTCGAGGATGAGCGCGCGGAGCTCGTCATCATTGAACCCGGTCAAATGCACGTCGAAATCGGCCGCTTCGAGCTCGCGCAATTCGAGCATCAGCATTTCCCGATCCCATCCCGCATGCTCGGCGAGTTTGTTGTCGGCGATCCGATAGGCGCGTTTTTGCGCCTCGGACCATCCGCGCGCCGTCATGACCGGCGCCTCGGTCCATCCCAACAGGCCAGCGGCGAGCACGCGGCCATGCCCGGCGATGATCGTGCCCTCTTCGTCGACGAGGACCGGGTTTGTCCATCCCCATTCGCGCATCGACGCGGCAATCTCAGCGACTTGCGCCGAGGTGTGCGTGCGCGAGTTGCGCGCATACGGTATCAGCCGTTCAAGCGGCCACCGTTCGACCCGATCCGCCGGCCATTCCGGTGATTTGGCCCGTTTCATCTGACGTTTTAGGGGGGGGTCGTTAATTTCGCGGCGATGGAAATGAGTCGCGAGCCACGGTCGCGCCGGCCTTCGGTCCAGAGATTCGACCCCCCATACCGCCCCGGAATCGCCCTGGCGGGGCCTGGAATCGGCCGCGTGCGCCGCTCGCGCACCTTCGGCCGACTCGAATGACCTGTCGCGGCGAGAACCCGTTGTAGGGCCGTTCTAGGCCCTTGGCGGGGATGGTTCGCACGGGCGACGGGCTCTCAGGCGGCGCCGCGCTCGGCCGGGTTGCCGAATCCGCCGTTTTCACGGGCCGTCTTTCGGTCGTGGCACCGTTTCGACATCGCTTGCCAATTCGATCGGTCCCAAAAGAGCCGCATGTCGCCACGGTGCGGAATGATATGGTCGACGACTTGCGCGGGCGTGATATGCCCGGCGGCGCGGCACTCAGCGCATTCGCAAAGCGGATGCAAGCGCAAGTAATGCTCGCGTGCCTTGCGCCATCGATGCGTGTAGCCGCGTTCGTTGGCACTGCCGCGCTGCTCATCGACGCGGCGACGCTCGGCCGTCAAGTGCGCCGCGCATAACCCGTGTTTGTCACGCACGAGCGCGCCGCACCCAGGATGCCGGCATGGGCGTAACGGATGAGCGGGCATGGTGTCTAGTTGGTGTCTACTTGGTGTCTCGATAGCCCTGCAAGCCTTATGTATCAAGGCTTTGCGGTAGCCACTTGACAAATCGGAAGTGTCTAGCACCTCAGAAACGGATGCACGCCCGCCGGATACCAAAACAGGCCGACGAGCACGAGGATGCAAATCAGGATGAATACGATGCGCACGACGAGTGCGAACGGCGGCGGCAACGGGATCAGCGTGACAAGGTAATAGAGCAATCCGAGCACGAGAACCGCAATCAGGATTTGGATCAGGACGCCAATCATCGCGGCACCCGACTACGTTACGTCCGCCGGCGTCATGTCGAAGTAGTACGCCTTGCCGATGACGAGTTGCTCGATAGCGGCCGGATTGTCGATCTGCAACTCGAGCAAGCCGCTTGGCGTGGCCTTCTGGAAACGCTGATCCTCGGGCGTGTTCGTATCGTATTCGCAGTTAAAAACGGCCTTCACGCCACCCCAGGTTTGCCCGACTACCGCGTTGAGGCGCATTTTGCATCGAACGGACATGATTTGTTCTCCTGACGAGCCCAAAAAACAAAAGCCCGCGCAGCGCGACGGGCTTGACATGAGGCGGAATTTCCGAAATCTGGCGTATTGATACGTTCTCTGTTAACGAAAGTCAAGGTGCCGGTATCATGCACTCCGAATTAAAATTCACGAATGTAAAAAGCCTGAGAGACAGGAAATGAACGCCGACAAAGAAATGGCGCGCTTCGCAGCAAGCGCCGATTCGCGCTTTCCGCATGCAGTCAACGAGCGGTTACAGGCCGTCGCCGAAACCGCTCAGGCGAACCTCGATGCGATCAATGCTCGCCTCGCGCCGCGCATTCCCGAGTTCAATCGGCGCGTGCAAGCGGTTCTCGACTCGCCGAAATCGAAAATCTCGAAAATCCACGCGCTGTGGACCTTGATCGATGACGTAAATTCGTTGAACGGCGGGCATGTCGCGTGCCGGCGCGGTTGCAATCACTGTTGCCATACCGAAGTGCTCATGTCGCCCGAAGAAGCCGAGGCGGTCGGTAAGCGCATCGGCCGAATGCCGCGCCATCCGAAACTGCGCAGTAACCGCGACGAGGATTTCGAGTGCGGTTATTCGAACCCTTGCACTTTCCTGAAAGACGGCGAGTGCTCGATCTACGAAAACCGCCCGGTCGCGTGCCGCGCGCAATACTCGCTCGATGTCGATGCGTTGCTTTGCGAGGTGCCGGACGGCGAGCCGGCGCGGCCGGTCCCGTACCTCAATCCAATGAGGTTCAACATGATCCTCTTGCACATCGTGCAGCCGCGAACGCCCGAGTGCATGGCCGATATCCGCGAATATTTCCCGCCGAGGGCGCGATGAGCATGAGCGACTACGAAAAATTCGTCCCGTTCGAAATCCGCCTGTTCGTCCATGACATTGTTGCGCAAGCGCGCAATAACCTAGAGAGAGACGGATTTTTAGCGCCCCTGGCGTTCGTCGGGCGCTTTGATGGCTGGACTCGCATTTGCGCCGGGCTAGATCGCTTGACGAAGGATGACGGCATGCGCTTCGTGCGCGGCGTGGCAAAGAAACATGACGCCGATTTTGTTTTGTTCGTGGCCGAGGCGTGGCTGAAGGAATTTCAAGCCGACTCGTTAAGCGAAGCGCGGCGCATTCGCGATGAAGTCGGCGGCGAGGTGCGCGATATACCGGGCCGTCTCGACATTGTGATGTTCGACCTGCAAACGCATGCGGGCGTGTTTGCAGCGCACGCCGAGCGCATACCGTTAGAACGCGCTCCCGGTAAATACACATTCGGCATGGTCGAATTCGATAGGCCCAAACTGGCCGAAGGCCGCTTCGTGTCCATGCTGCCGCCGCGCGAGGACAAACAGTGAAGCCGACGGAATTGAATCTCACCTGTCCGCATTGCGGCGCCCATAACGATCGCCATTCCGCCGTGACGGAACCCGGCGAGCCGCCGGCCGCGCCATCCGATGGCGCCGTATCGATCTGCATCTCGTGCGGCGAGCTCGCGATATTCGATATGCACGAGCGGCGCCTGCGCTTGCCGACGATCGATGAGGCAAACGATTTGGAGAGCAACCCGCTTTTGATGTTATGCCGCGCCGCATGGCGGGCCATGAAAAACGACAATTCCCACTGACCGAGAGGTTTGCATGACGACGAGAAAAAACGGAGCCCTGCGCGATCTGTTGCGCCAGCAAGAGGCGTTGCAAAAGCAAATCGACGAGCTCCGCGATCAAGAGAAGGCCGAAGCGCTCGAAACGATACGCGCCATGATGGCGGATTACGGCATTACCACGCTCGAAATCGAGGGCCGCAAACGACCGTTCAAACCGCGCGGGCCACGCAAACCGAAACCGTCTGTCGAGGCATGACCGGCCTCAAGCGCGGCGATTGGGTGCGGCTCGAATACAAAGAGCAAGTCATTGCGGCGATGGTATGGCTCGCCTCGGGAAATAGCCGCTCGCTCATGCTCGGGTTTGATGGCGTGATTGATGGGCACGTGGGCATGATGCCCGTGCTAATGGGCAACGATGGCCGCTATTACTCGATCATGACGGGCGTCGAGGCACGCATAACTACCACGTGACCGGCTAGGCGGAGGGCTGAATGGAAGACGCGGTAACAGGCGAGCTCTGTACATGGGCGATTTTCGCGCATCCGCTTGACTATCCATTGGGGTACGTCGCGCGCATGTTCGTCGGGGTTCGCCCGACGGCAACGGCGATTTACGGCCCGACGCTCAATGAGGTGCGCGAGGTTCTTTCGCGCCTCTATCCTGGGCTGTATCGCATGCCGCGCTTTGCGCAGGATCATCCGAGTGTCGTCGAGACGTGGCTCTAGGCTTTCAACTCATCGAACGCGACCGGCGCGGGCGACGGCAACGGTAGCCAATGCGTCGCCCGCGCGCCGTGCGCTTCCCATGCGTGCGAGCGATGGTCGTATCGGTCGATGTCGACATAGCGGAACTGATCGGCCACCGTGACGAGCATGTATTCGCTCAAGTGCCCGCGCGTGGCGACAGGCGGTAACTTGTCGCTGACCCGAATCCAATCGAAAACGCTCGTCGTTTTCACGTGAAACCTCAGCTAATCGAGAGTTTCAAATCGCGCGCGGCCCGGTCAAGCGACCAATGCTCACCCGGCGCGGCGGGCGGACGTTGCGAGAGCTCATAGAGCAAGTGCCGCATGCCCGAATCGCGATGCCTCGGGCAAAACATCGCTGTGCGGTCAAAGTAGCCGGTGAACCATTCCCAATCGCGGGCCTGCGATAACGTGAGCGGGTCGGGCGCGACGGCGCCACATACAAGACATCGGCGCGCGGGCATCATGGCTTCGGCCCGAACTCGCCGCGCGCGCAACGTTCGAGCACGCGCAGGACATAACCCAGGTCGATATGCGTGTTGCGCCAAGCCGGGTTTTCGGCCTTCGGCTTGGCACTGGCATGCGCACGGGAGATTTGCAGAACGCGCTCATCGTTGAGAATGGCTTGCGCGCACTGTTGCCAGTCCGGCGCGGCCTCGTTCTTTATCTCGGCCCAATGCACCGTCACGAAATCTTCAAGGGCGCGTTGCGGATCGTTGTATCGAAAGTCGCCGCGCGTCATCTGAAAATGAATCACATCATCGACGGTCATGCGGCACACTACGGCCGCCTTGCCGTCAGCCGAAAACGGCTCGGTCCATTCAACGATTCGGGTCATTGTCCACTCGCAAAGTATTCGCGCGCGGCGACGACAGGCTCGCCCCCGCACGTCCCGCGATCAGCGAAAACGTCGGTGAGCACGTCGAGCGCGCGCATTTCCAGGTGATAGAGTCGATCGTCGATCGCGTGGTAATAGTTGTGGTAATGCACGTGCGAGCGGCCGAACTGCTCGGCAATCGCGCGCAAGGTGATCGGCGTTGTTTCCTTGACGTTCGCAAAGACGCGCGCAATGAGCACGTCGCATTCGCCCTCGCTGAGAATGTCGAATTCGGCGCGCATGCGCTCGGAGAGCCGCTTGATTGCGTTCGTTCGATCTGCACTGAACGCGAAGCGCCGCCGGCCGGTTTCGAGGTCTTCGAATTCAGTCAGGCCGTAGCGCGCGCGAATGGTCGCGGCTTCGAGCTCGGGCAAGCGCTCGACGACCGCTTCGCGAATGAGCCTGCATTGCGCGTGTACCTGCTCATTGGTGAGGCCGTCGAAGAAAACGACCTTCGGCAAGAGCCGCTCGCGATCCCATACCCTGGACCGTCGAATGTGATCGCGCAGGATGCGCGCACAGGCTGATTCGGGCGAGCGGATATATGCCGGCATGCGATAGGCGATGGCCAGGGCGCACGGCACCGATGCAAAAACCCCGTCACTCATACCGGCGCCCCCTCGGCCTCGCCAATGATTTCGAGCGGGTCATCGTCGCGCGCGAGCGGGTTCGGTTCGAACGCATAGACCGCGAGCTCGACGCGCGGATCGCCCGAATAGCGCTTCATGACGCACGCCGTCACGATCGCCACGTCGTCATCGTAGACAACGCCATTCATCGCGTCGCTGCACGCCTTGCCGATATTGTCCCAATCGGGTTTGACGCGCGGCGCGAGGATGCCAATGTGCGCTTCGCGCTTGCGCCATTGCGGCCATGATGCCGGAATCGGATAGAAGGCTTTCACCACGAGGCAAACCGCGCCGCTAACCGGACGCCGGCCGCGCATCGCGATCTTCGCTTCGAGGGCGACCTGCTTTTCGTATTTTTTCGTCTCTGGCGGCGTGTAGTGCTGTACGAAATTTTGGCCGGAAGCCGTGCGCGCGATACGCGAACGCGCGCGGCCCTTCGCGACAGGAATGCCCGGCACAACGAAATTCACGATGGTTTCGAGCGCCATGATGTTAGAACCCCGTCGGCTGATGGTGCATGTAGCGGTGCAATTCCTCGCGCTTTTCCTGCTCGTAGATGTCGCACGGCACGCGCCGAATGTCGCCGGCATCGAACATCAAGCGCGCAGCCACGAAGACATGCGCAATTTCCTTTTCGAGCGCGTCGCGGTTGGTCGGCCCTTGTGGCGTGAGCGGATGCGTGCTTTCGTAACCGTGGCGCAGAATTTTGCAAATTGCATGCACCGATTCGCTCAACTCCTCGGCGAGCAGCGCGAGTCGCTCGGCCTCGGCTTCGTTGAGGCGGTTGAAGTGATGCGTATCGACGATCATTTCGATGGCCCTCCGATGCGTTTGACCTTCATCCCGATCTGTTCGAGCAATGCCGCCGACATCTGCGCGTTCGTTTCCTCGGGCAGCAAGTGCATTGCCTGTTGCGAAGTCAATCGGCCTTTTGAAACGGCGTCGCTCACGGCGAGCTCACGCCCGGCCGCGTCATAGCCGGGCGACAGACGCCATCGGGCGGCGCGTTGCTCGCACCGCGCGAGCGTCACGGCGCGGACGTAGGCCTCGCGAAAGGCCACGCGTGCCGCGATCGGCTCGCCCACCGCGAGCAATGGCCGCGCAACGCCGTAGGCTTCGGCCATCTCGTCGGTCCAGACGACCGATTGCGTCTCGTCGCGCGGAATCATCGCCCACGCCTCGTCAGGCCCAGGCCGGCCATCGTCGAGCCGCGAAATCACGTCGGCGAGCGAGAGCACGCCTTTCACCTCGCGCCGACAGCGCTCAAGCGCGCCGAGCACCTGGGCCTCGGGATACGGCGACAGGTCGGCCGCGAATTGTCGAGCGGCGGCGGGCGAAAAGACCTTGCCGCAGAGCTCGGCCGTAACCGCAATCGCTTCGAGCACGCGGCTAGTTGCCATGCTTGGCCTCGCGGCGTTCGCGTTCGCGCGCCTCGGCGATGAGCGGCGCGAAGGCGTTCGCGTTCGTGGCCGTGCGATCGGCCATCGCCGCTTCGGTTGCCGTCACAGGCCGTTGCGTCGCCCATTGCGTGCGCAACGATTCGGCGTCCTGCAAGAGCAGGCCGACCGCATGCGACCGGCGGACGTAGTAGCCGTTGCCGTGGCGCACGAAAAACCGCGCAATCTCGGGCGCTTCGGCCACGCCGATGCGTTCGACGAAGTGCAGCATTTGCGAGTTGACGATCGCGTTTCGCACGGGTTCAACGCCGTATCGCGCGACAAATGCCTCGGAATACGCGGCCCAGGTCGGCCCCGTGTCAGGCCCGCGAGCCTTTGCCGGCGCGGCTTCGCGGGTTTTGCCCCTGGACCTTTTCGGCGCGGATGGTTCGACCATGTTCGCCGGGATGGTCCGACCATCATCGCGCAAAGCCTTGTCCGGTAAGGCTTCGCCGATTTCGTCGTCGAGCAAATCTGGCTGCGAATTGGCCGCGACGAAGCGGCGAACGCTCGCGAATTCGCTGCGAGTCTTGTCGGGCGGGGCTTGCGCCGGGTCGCTTGCGGGCTCGCGCTCACGCGCACGCGCACGCGGGGTCAACGGCGCGGTAGCGCCGTTAACGCCTTTGGGGTTGGTTGTGGGGTTAACGTCTTTATCTTTATCTACATCTACATCTATAGGCGACACCTTCTTTGCATTCATGGTCCCACCATCTTTCGGTTTATGGTCCGACCTTCTTCGCGCTGATGGTCCCGATTTTTCTGCGTCGGCGGCGGGACCATCTTTCGATTTATGGTCCGACCTAGTTCGCGAAGATGGTCCCCTCGCCGCGCGCGGGGCCTTGATTCCCGCAGAGCCATGCGCGGCGGGCTTGATAGCCTCATCGAATGCCTTCTCGAATGCCGGTCCACGGCCAGAAATCGCTGCTTTCATTGCGCGGTAGATGCGACGTTTGAGAGGGCAATCGGGTATCAACTCCCACCCCGCACGCCACGCCAAAACGTTGTGCGGCGAGCGGGGCATGTGACGTTTGAGAGCATTAGGCAGCCACAAAATTTGGTGTTCCCAATCGGCGACGGCCATTTTGCGGCCAAAAATCTCTGCAAATTTTTCGTCGAATTCGTCGATATTCCAATGCAACGCTTCGGCGAGCGCGGCCCGGCTAACAAGGCAAACCCCAGGCACGACGCGGGTTTGCGCGGTATGAGGGCCGAGCAGCAGATACAACCAAAGGCCCTGTCCGCTCGGCGGAATGGGTGAGAGCTTTACAAACTTCTCGTCGGTCCAAACTCGGGTTTCGAGCATGCCGAACGGCGTGCGCGACGGCTCGTTTTCCTTTGCCTTGACTTTCATCCCAAAGTCTCCTTGGTGGGCGCGTCGACGCATGCTCGCGCGCTCATGCGCATGCGAGCCGCGCGCAAGCGCCGGACGGTTTTCTCATTGATGAGCGCGCTAAATCGCGGTAGATCGACGTCGAGGAGATCGGGCCAATCGAGCTCGGGCCGCAGCGCGATAAACAAACGCACGATGTTGTCCGCGATCTTTTGGCGGGCCTTCATCTGCGAGATTGTCGACGGTGAGGAGTGAATCAGGCGACGCACCGAACGGCCGCCGCCCATCTCGGACAGTATCTTTTCCACGTTCATGACGTTCGATTAAAGCCCGGCTATCGGAAAATGCAAGGTCGTAACGTGTTTGACATTCGTGCATGCTTCGGCTTGAATTCGTTGCGTTCCCCACGAAATGAAAACTTGCACGCGATGAAAAATCTTCTTCGCCAGCGGTCCTACCTTCGCCGCTTGTCACGTCGGCAAAGGCGCGCGTGGTTCGAGCAATGGAAACACGCAAGGCCGCGCGTTCAAATCTGCGGTGCATACCTGCCCCAAAGCGTGACGCGCAGTTTTACTTATGTAAAACTAACGGAGCTGTAAAAACGACCATGAATCGAGACGCGTGGTTAATGGAAAGAAAAAGCGGCATCGGTGGCAGTGATGTTGCCCCGATCCTGGGACTATCGCCATTCAAGACTTCATTCGAAGTGTGGTTAGAAAAGACAAACGCCGACGTGCAACAAAGCCCCATCGATGAGCTCGAACGCGTTCAGTTCGGCCGCCTCATGGAAGACATCATCGCCCGCGAGTATGCGCGGCGCGAGGGCGTCAAGGTGCGTCGCCGCCATGAGCTCGTGCGCCATGCCCGCTATCCATGGATGATCGCAAACCCTGATCGTCTTATCGACGGCAAGCGCTGCGGACTTGAGTGCAAGAATGTCGACGCGATGGCGTTTCGCCTCGGCGATTGGGGCGAGCCCGGCACCGATCAAGCGCCCGACGAATATGTTTTGCAGTGCCAACATTACATGATCGTGCTCGATTACCCGGTCTGGCACCTCGCGGCGTGCGTCGGCGGCAATCGGCTCGTGACGTTCGTGATCGAGCGCGACGCCGAACTAGCGGAAATGCTCATTGAAGCCGAGCACACTTTCTGGCAGTGCGTCGAGGCGCGGCGCGAGCCCACAATCGACTATGAGCACCCTACGACCGAAGGGGTTTTGCGCCGGCTGTATAGCGGCACGGACGGCGAAACGATCTACCTCGGCGAAGACATGGCGCACTGGCACCATGTCAAAGAGCAGGCCGACGACATCGTGAAGCAATACCACGCGGTCAGTCAGGTCGCGCGCAATCACATACTCGAAGCGATGGGCTCGGCCACGGTCGGCATGCTGCCCGACGGGAGCGCCTATCGGCGCAAGGTCGTCGACCGCAAGGCCTATACGGTCGAGGCCGCGACCTATGTCGATTGCCGCCACGTCAAGGCAAAGGACAAGTCATGAGCAACGCTATCGAATCGCCGTTCGGCAATAGCCGCGCCGAGCTCGCGCAAACGGCCGGCGCCCGCCAGGGGCAAAGCCGCGAGATCGCGGAAATGCAGGTGACTTACCTCATGGCGCAGCAGTTCCCGCGCGATCCGAAGGCGGCGATGGACCGGATTCTGGACGCCTTCACGCGCCTGTCGCTCGCCGAAAAGTCGCAATACGTGTATTCGCGCGGCGGCTCCGAGATTCGCGGCCCGAGCATCAAGGCGATGGAAGCCATCGCGGCAGAATGGGAAAACATCGATGTCACGTGGCGCGTTATCTCGCGTGGCGTCGATGCGCGCGGCATCCCGTTTTCCGAGGTCGAGGCCAGCGCGACGGATACCCAGACGCGTACCCGTAAGCGCATCGCGTTTCCCGTCTCGCACTGGCGCGATACGAGGCAAGGGGGCTATAAGCTGACCGACGAGCGCGACATCTACGAGCTCTGCGCGAACATGGCGCAGCGCCGGGTGCGGGCGTGCATTGAGGCCGTGATCCCGACCGATGTCATCGAAGCGGCGATGGAGCAAGCCGATACGACGTTACAAAAGGTCGACACGAGCCCCGAGGCGATACAAAACATGCTCGTCGCCTTTCAACCGTTCGGCGTGACGAAGACGCACATTGAGAAGCGCATTCAACGCACGCTCGATACGATCAAACCGACGCAGATGGTGACGCTCAAACGCATCTATGCGAGCCTGCGCGACGGCATGAGCGAGCCGGCCGATTGGTTCGATATGCCGGGCGCCGGCAAATCCGCACACGAAGGCGACGCGCCGCCGGCGGGCACGAAAGCCGAGACGATCAAGGCTCGCATGCGTGAGCGCGGCGAACGCGACGTGATACCTACCGGGCCTGTCGTGGGCGAAACGAGTGGCGTGGCAGCCGGAGAGACGGCGGCGAAGGCACCCGGCGAATTGCCGCCCGGCGATACCGCGCCGACCTATGCCGAGATCGCGGCGGCGTTGCACGAATCGCAGACGGTCGAGGATGTCGATGCCGTCGCCGATTTGATCCGCGCCGTCGAGCCGGCCGAGCAACGCGAGGAGCTCATGCTCATCTATCGGCAACGCCGCGACGAGCTCGACCCGCCGTTCGAATCCAATCCACCCCGCGAGCAGCCGTCGCGCTCGCGGACCCGAGGGCGCCGCGCCTAAAGGGGCGCGGGCAAACATGGTAGGGGATGACAATGACTCGAAAGAATGAAGCGGTCGAAATGGCAAGCGAAACCGTCGCGGGCGACCTGCTCGCCGCGCTCGTGCAAGAGCTCAAGGTCTTGCCGGATATCTGGGCGAAGTTGCCCGAGGCCGAGCAGAACGAAATCATCGACCGTCTTCGAAAGCGCGTCGGCGACAATGTGCGTCAAGCGGTGCGCTTGATCGCGAGCGAGAAGCGCGTCACGGTCGCGGCCGACTTGAAGAAGGTTGTTTTCGGCGATCATATCGAGGCCGTCTTTACGATTGCCGCGCGCGACCCGGCCCGATTGGAGCTCGCCGACTCGCGCGGTCAGGCGTGCCTCGTGGTCGTGACGGACGCCGCCGCGCACATGGGCGGCCTCGATGATGTCAAAGGCGACTCGGATCAGCGCGATCTGCCGCTAAGCGATGGCGCCGCGATCGTCGAGCAAATGCGCCGCCGCTCGAAGCGCAAGCCGCCGCCCAATGGCGAAGCCAATCCAGATTTGCACTGAACCCCCGACTAGCCGCGCCCGTTGGACCCCCGACGCCTTTTGCGTCGTCGGGCGCGGCCCTCTTTTTTTCGGAGTGCGAACCGATGAGCAGAAACGCCAAGCGACAGCGCGAGACGATTCCCGTCGATGAAGTGATGATGGTCGACAGTTTCGAGCCCGACTATGAATCGAAGTGCGCGAACTGCGGCGAGTCGCCGACCGTGCTGGGCATCAAAGACGGCAAGGTCGTCTATGCGTCCGATATGTGCGGCGTCTGTACCTGGGGCGAGGCGGATTGCATCGACCCGGCCAATTGGTGAGGAGCGAGAGCATGCACCTGAGTTCACGTTACACGGTCACGCTGACCGTCTACGTCCACGATTCCGAGGCCCTCTATAACGCGGCCTTTGCCAAGTATCGCGATGTCGACCCAAAGACGGCGATTGAAGAGTTGCAGGACGAAGACGGCGAGGTCAACGTCGAGGCGTGCCTGCAATATCTATATGATCCCGGCGAGTCGGCGCCGGGCACCGAAATCGATCAAGTCGAATGTGAGGAGGGATAAACGTAATGAGCGAATACACGCTGCGCGATGGCCTGCCGACCTTGCCGCCCGAAATGATGAATCTGCCCATTGACGAGCGCGGCTATCCGGTCCCGTTCTTTGTGGCCTGGGTCAACGGCAAGCCCGATTTTCGCATCGTCGACCCGGCGAAGAAGGAACGGGCGATCCGCTTTCATTGCTGCTGGATATGCGGCGGCGCGCTCGGGCGCTATCGCGCGTTTGTCATCGGCCCCATGTGCGCGGTCAATCGCGTTTCGTCCGAGCCGCCGTCGCACCTGAATTGCGCACTGTTCGCCGTGCATGCGTGCCCGTTCCTGGTTATGCCGAAGGCGCACCGCCGCGATGCGAACATGCCCGAGGGCTCGTGCGATCCGCCCGGTATCTTCATAACGCGCAATCCCGGCGTCGCCCTGGTGTGGGTGACGCGCGAGTACCGGATATCGCGGCACGCCAACGGCGAGCTCTTTCGCCTCGGCGAACCGCATGCAACGCTTTGGTACACAGAAGGCCGACGCGCCACGCGCGAAGAGGCGCGAGCCTCGCTCGACTCGGGCTTGCCGATACTGCGCGAAATGGCCGCCGCCGAGAACGCCTTACCCGAGCTCGAACGGCTCATCGCCGCTGTCGAGCCGCTTTTGCCGTAACTGAACTGCGCCGAATGGCGCTCTTACTGAGAGGAGAGCATCAAACCATGGCACACCCCTACATGGCGATTCAAGAGCGTGCGGCAAAACGAATCAACGGCGTGCAGCACGTCGACACTCCTATCCGTCGCATTACGTGGACCGATCATGAGGTAGAGCTCGTCGCGCGTGAGGCATTCGAAGTGCTCAAATCCGAGAACGGGAGCATATCGAACATGGAAGCCGTGCGCCGCGCACAAGAGACTGTACTCGCGCCCGATCGTCATCGCGTGATTCGTCAGGAGCGCGACCTAACCGCGCTTCTCCCTGTCTGGGCCGACCTGCGAGCCGCAGAGGCGGCGCCCGCCGAGCCCGAACCGGCGCCCGAGCCGACTTCGACGAAGGAACGCAAGACGCTCGTGCGCTGGAACGCCGAAGAGCGACGAAAGATCGCGGTCGAGAGCAAACGATTGCTCAACGACTTTGAAGACATGGGCAAGCTTGAAGCGATACGCAAGGCGATCGAATACACGATGCCCCCCAACCGCCAACGTGACATTTCGAGCATCGTTCATGTGCCCTGGATTACGGACGAATGGAAGGTTATCGACGAGCTCGATCGGACGGAGCGCGAGGAGCGGCAGGCCCGCGAGCGTGCGGCCGAGGCCGAGCGCGTCGCCGAGGAATCACGACGAGCAATCGAAGCGGCTCGCGCCGAGGCCGAAGCGGCTAAAGCGATCGATCCCGCTTCGCTGCCTTTTGCAACGCTCATCGAGGCCATCGGCGTGAAGATCGCTGGCATGCTCCTACGCTCGATCGGTGAGCAATTACAGGAATCGATCATGCAACGCATAACCGAAGCGCTCGGCAACGTCACATTGCCGTCGCCGGGCGTGCTACCCGAGGGCGCGACGCGGATGCACGCGGCGCCACGCGACCGCAAACCGCGCGTGCTCGTCGTCGGCCTCGTGCGCCAGCAAGAAGACGATGTATCGCGGGCGCTCGGCGAATTGTTCCGATTCGACTATGCACGCGTCGAGCATGCGGACAATCTGGAAGAAAAGGCCCGTGGCGCCGATTTGGTCGTGCTCATGACGAAGTTCATTTCGCACAAGCACCAGGACATCGTGCGGCGGGTCAACGAGCACATCGTGTATCGCAATGGCGGCGTGACGGAGCTCAAGCGCTGGCTCACGCAATGGATCAACGGCGAGGTCATAACGGCCAACGCCTGACGCAACCAAGGATGTAGATGAACCGCAATCTGTATGTACTCGATGGTAAAGAGCCGCGTCGCGCGCGGTCGGTGCTCGATTGGATGAAGTGGTTTGCCAATACCGACCGCACGGTTGCGCTCACGCGTATCGACGACATGGATGTTTCGACCGTGTTTATCGGCATCGATCATGAATTCTCGCCGCACGGCCTGCGCTACCACGGGCAAGAGCCGATGTTATTCGAGACGGCTGTCTTCACGGGCTCACGCGTGACGCGCGTCGTCCGCCATCCCTCATGGGATGAGGCCGCGCACGCGCACGCCTTTATCGTCGAGTGCCTACAGGATGCGATACACAAACGGCGCCTCGATCCCAACCAAGCCATTGATGAGGCACATGCGCGATGGCTTAAACAAGGAGTGAATGAGCATGGAAACGCTTAAAGAGGGTTGGGCCGAATACCAACGAACCGTCATCCCGGATGAGTTCTCGCAGGGCTCGCGCGAGGTCGTGCGACATGCGTTTTATCACGGCGCAATCGCGCTCATGATGATCGGTAACACGTATCGCGAACGCGCGTCGAGTGAAGCCGAGCGCCACGCCGTACTAGAGAGCGTCATCGACGAAATCATCGAATTCGAAGCCGGCTGCGAAATGAAGATGCTTTTGCATGTGCTCGCGAGCGTGACGCGGTAAGCCTTCTTACGTCATACAAATAGGTTTATCAACCGTGGTAGAGTGCCCTTTCCCGGCGGATTTCCGCCCTACCGGAGAAAGGGAAATGGCAAAGACTGACGAGCCGCTATGGACGCGCAACGAGCTTGCGGCCTATCTCGGCCTGACCGTAACAACGGTCAAAACATACATGAGTAGAGAGCCCGGTCGTTTGCCGCCGCGTGCGGCCACGACCGAGGGCGGCGTTAGATGGAAACCCGATGTAGTGCGGGCATGGGCGGCGAAGCAACCCGCGCCGGCCACGACGCCGAAAGGCGGACGCCCGCGAAACGAAATCAAGCCCCCGCGCAAGCGAGCGGCGACTAGGAGCAAAGCATGATCCGCTGGATCACGATCGCAAAATTCGCCGCCGAGACCGGTTACACGCAATGGGCGGTGCGGAAGAAGATTCAAAACGGCAAATGGCCCGCGTCGGTTTGGCACAAAGCGCCCGACGGCCACGTTTTGATAAACCCCGAGGAGTATGAAAAATGGGTGCTAGAAGGGACGCCGGAGGAGTCAGACCGGCCAGCGCTACAACAATTGAGATCGACTTCTACTATCAGGGCCAACGGTGCAAAGAACGGCTCTTGTGGAAACCGACCGAAGCAAATTTGAAGAAGGCGCGCGAGCGCCGGCAACGCATCATTTACGCGATAGCCGATGGAGTTTTCGACTACGCCAAGGAATTCCCTGACTCGAAGCGCGTCCGCCAATTCGCCAAGCACGAGGGCGATGTACTCACGGTCAAAGAGTACCTAGCCGACTGGCTTGAAGGCCACGGCCTCAAAATCAAAACGAGCACGGCCGAGGGCTACCGTAAAGCCGTCAATAATCAATTGATCCCCGCATTCGGCACGAAGAATCTAACCGACCTAAAGGCCGGCGACTTCGAAACGTGGCTCTCGAAACGCGACGTATCAAACAAGCGAATCGCCAACCTCTTGAGCGTCGCACGCAAGGCCCTAGCGGATGCGGTCAAGCGCGAAATTCTCGATGTCAATGTGTTAGACGGCTATGAATTCAGGCGCCCCGAAAAACCGAGCGAAGATGATGATGTCGATCCGTTCACGATCGAGGATATCAACGCCATCATCGAAGCCGCTGTTGAGCCGCAAGAGCGCAACCTCTTTCAATTCGCATTTTGGACAGGCTTGCGCACGTCGGAGCTCATCGGCCTGCGCTGGCGTGACATCGATTGGAACCGCGAGGAGGTTCGCGTAAATCGCGCCGTGACGCGGGCGGCGCGCAGTGCGAAGGCCGAAGAAAGCACGAAGACGAGGGCCGGCCGGCGCGACGTGAAACTACTTGCCCCCGCACTCGCCGCCCTTGTGGCGCAAAAGCCCTATTCCCTGTTGCTTGAAGCCGGCGATGTTTTCCTCAATCCGCGAACGGGTAAGCCATGGTCGGGCGATCAAGTCATCCGCGCCGCATGGGTGCGCATACTACGGCGCGCGGGCGTGCGGTATCGCAACCCCTATCAGACCCGGCACACCTACGCGTCGATGATGGTATCGGCCGGCGAAAATCCGGTATGGGTCGCTAAGCAAATGGGCCACTCGGATTGGTCGATGATCGCGCGTATCTATGGCCGGTGGATGCCGCAAGCGGACCCCGACGCGGGCTCGCGCGCGGTGGCTAAATTCGGGGCGGGGGAAACGGACCAACAGGCGGACCAAAAACGGACCAAATCGAGGCAAACCAGGGCAAAAGCAGACCAAAAATTGGTCAGTGTCAAAAATTAG